TCATAAAAGAGAAGGGGTATGCCCGTATTTAACTCCCATCATTTGAATCTCATAAAGTTCCAGCCGTTCTTCGGCGAACGAATATTCAACACCAAACGTTTGGACAACCTCAGTAATAGCCAACTGCTTATGGAAGGGCAAGTCGAGTTTTTGGAGCATAAAAGTAGGAATGCAAAAATGAAGAGCAAAAGTATTTGCCTGCCACTCTTGCAGCTGAACGAAAGGAAAGGGCAGCTCTGTTTGATTGCCGGTGTGGCGCAGCAAGTGACAAACTTCATGAGCGAACTCCTGCCATTGTTCAGTTCTCGATACATTTTCATTTAGCAGAATCATCATAATACCGCCGATCTCTGCACACTTGCTTTTGTTATGACTATATCCCACCTCTATATTGAGTCTCCTGGCAATCAGCTCTATATCTAGCTGCTCAGGAGAAGTAATCGAAATGTTTGTGTATAAATTCTCAATAAAGTCTTCCAGATGGGATTTCACATATGTCATAAGGGATGCCTCTTTTCCAATTTACATTTATGGGAATGTATGTTCTTTTGAGTATATAACAAAACATACCAAAAAGAAAAGAAAAAAGTAGATAATTGTCAATAAAAGAAAAAACCTGTCTCAAAAAGGAACAGGTAGGAGAAGGATAGAAATTTTTTATTTATCGTTCGCAAGCCCAGCCATCTTTGAAATATTTTCGCTTTGAATTCGTAATAGGATTTATCACTTTTTCAAAAACATATGTTCTTTTCGGGGTAGATAAAACCCTGTCTTAAGAAAGATAGGGGAGGAAGAAAAGTAAATTAAAGTTACACCTTAAATAACTTATCTTCTTCAGAGAGCCTTAAAATTATATCTGTTTCTTTTATGAAAGAATAATCCCCAATTTTTTCATTTAAAACAGCGAAGATAAACTGACTGTCGTTTTCATTAATAAATTCAACAATCTTGCGAAGATTGTGTTCATCAACCGTTTCAATGACATCGTGGATAAAAAATTTCGGATAGTCTAATCCTAGCTCATTAATAAAAGATACGTAGGCAATATCTAAAAGTAAAGTAATGGTTTTTCGGTGACCTGTACCGATACCATCGTCAACATTAGAAAGTTTTAACGGGAAAGGGTTTCCTCTCGACAAATATAAACGCTGGCCAAAAATCTCATAACTGTATTGCGTTAAGTATTCATTAAATTTAGATAAGTTGTCCAGTGAATCAGCATCAGTACTGATATCTGTATATCGTGCTTTTTTTAGGCGTAGCTCTTCTGTAAGTTCTTCATAAATTTCCTGAACTTTGGTTAGTTCACCGAGTTGTTCACTTTGTTCGATTAATTCTTTATGAGTGCGTTCAAACTCACTAAAATTTTCTTCACTAATTAGACTGATGATATCTTTATTTTCCTGTAAGATACTGTCTCTGAGCTTAACCATTTTATCTACGTCCGTACTAATTTTTTGTAGCCGCTCTTGATAATAACTTATTTTGTTTTCTTTGATACGGTTATTAAAATCAACTAACTCATCAAATTGTTTTGGGACGCTTCCAAGCGAGTGCTTAACATCATTATAGAAATCTAACAGCAATGACTCATCAATACTTTCGGTATCTTTAGTTTCTTTTGATAAGATTTTTTCTATTTTTGAGATTTTAAAAAGGGCTCCTTCAATGGAGTCATTAAGATTATTGATCCGATTTTTTATCTGTGGAATACTTTCCAAGTTTTCTTTGTATTTACGCATATTAATGATAGAATTAAATTTTTTTTCAAGAGATAAAACCGTATTTCTTACTATTCTTGCCCGCTCTTTTATATCATCAATATTTGAGAATTTATGAAGTTTAACAATTTTAAGTAAATCTTTCTCTAATTGACCAATTTCTTGATCAAGCACTAATTTTTCGGCGCTTGCTTCTATAGAGGACAATTTAAACAGAAAATCATAAATATTTTTATACTCTGCATTGGTTGTAGTACTATGCAGATATTTCAAGAAAGTATTTGCATCTTCTTTTTGTTTGATCCGAACAAATTTTCCGATTAACTGTCTAAAAGAAGGTGGCTTTTCAATAGAAAAGAAAATTTCATTCAATTTATCTATGTAAGCTGGGAGAGTATAAGCTTTATTGTTAATATATCGTTTTCCTTTTTCATACAACTCCACTTTAAGAATGTATACTAAATCGTTCTTGGCAACTTCTAGTTCTGCACATACTTTTTTCTCATTGATGTAATTTTTTAAGTTGCTAGTTTCACTACCAGTATCATTATCGGTCCAAATATACTTTTTATCCTTAGCTCCAAGACAAATATCGATCAGCTTTAAAAAAGTCGTTTTTCCTACATTATTACCTTTGCCGTCTTCGGTATCATCAACAACGATATTTAAGCTGCTCTTAAAAGGTATATTCCTAATTTCTTTGGTTTCACCGACACTCTCAAAAATCCTTAATCTATTTAGGTACATAGACAAGATCACCTCCTTCTATTTTTACCTTATTAATTAAAAATAGAAAATTTAAAGCAAGGTTATATTTAAACAATGGTTGTTTTTCATCGATTTCCTCGTAGAGCTCTTCAATGAGTGCTAGCTTAACTTGCCCATGTTTCTTTAAAGTAGCAAGTAATTGAGCTGATAAATATAGAATTGTGTCTTTTGGTTTGGAATCTTTATCTATCAACATACAATCACCTTTCTACGAAGTAACCTTTGGTATTGGGTCGAGCAACTTACATTTTACGAGGGCATAGTACATAATCGAGTGAATAGCGGTTTCTGCATCCTCATGAATAATATTAGCTGAGTTACGATCTGCTATTAAAATGGCATACAAGCAATTATATACTAATTCACACAAGTCGTCTTTATCATTCCATTTTTCATATCTTTTCATTCTTCCGTAATGTTTTTTGATTGACGAAAGTATACGTGTTCGTTGTGGTATTTCAGCCAATATTAAATCAACATCATCATAGTAATGATCACATTCCAGGAAAATATCCTTATAAAAGATAATTTCATTATAATTCATTTTTTCATCAATCCCAGTAGTAAACTCTGTGCTGTAACTTTCCAAATCATCTTCGATTTCTGCGAATTTCATACAGAAATCATATAAATAAGAACGATTTAAGCCTTTGGGTTGACTATAGTGGTAATGTGTTTCAAAAGTATTTCCATCTCCGGAATTGTTTAAATTGTGATTCCCTTGGTTTTCGATACTGCCCTTACCTTTGACCATAAGTATTCACGTCCTTAACTTAACGTTTAAACGTTGAATTGCTACCTGTGTTATTAATATTGTTATTACCGCCAGTAGATTGGATATTGCCATCGCCTTTAATTTGTTTTAGAGATTTTATTTCATTACTTAATTTAAGATTCCAAATTATTGAGGCAATTGTTCCTATTGAGGCAGCAATACTTAAGATTAATGATGTAGTTTCCATTATTTTTCCTTCTTTCAAATTTTAAATTTGTATATATAAAACAACTACCTAAAAAGCAGGAAAATACTTACTACACAATTTTATTTTTATAAAACTCCACTTTAAATAAAATCAAATTATTTAGACAATTACTTCTATTATCCTGCAATAACACCTAGAATACTAGTAACTTCGATCGACAAAATCCGACAAAAAATGTCATATCATTTATTTTTTTCTAAATATATAATCGGATTAGGTATCGTTCTTTGTAGTATATAAAAAGTATTAAGAATGCTACTATTTAAAGGCGAAATTTCCTTGAAAAGGAAGGAGACCGTTTTATGAGTTCAGAAATAGGGGTAGCTAAAGATAACCAAAGTAAATTTGAATTAAATCCACCAGCTTTGTTTCGATATTTAGAAAAAAAGAATAGTGAGTTTGTCGGAACAGTTAAAATGATTGCAAGCAGAGCTGAGCAACATTTAAGTATGATTCCTAATATTTTTCCTGGGTACACTCTACATGATATTAATCATTCTATAAGAATTATTGATTATATGTACAAGCTAATAGATGATGTTGAAAAGTTAACGGATTTAGAGATAACTGTACTGATTTGTTCTGCTTTACTTCATGACACAGGAATGTATTGTTCAACAGATGAGATTCAAGAGATTAAGAAAAATAACTATTCCTATTCAGAAATAAACTTTGAAGCGTTATTACAAAGGCACCAGGGAGATGAAGATGCAGCATTACAGCATTTCATTCGCGAAAACCATGCAAGGCGTTCTGCAGTACTAGTAAAGAGCTTATTTAATGACCAATTATTTATACCGTCACAATCTACCACTAACTTTGTTGAAAGTGTTGCTTTAATTTGCGAAAGTCATAATGAAAGTGTGGAGTGGGTTACAAGAAACTTACCTAAGTATGAGGAAAAAGGAAGATATTCTTTTAATCCTCAATATTGTGCTTTATTACTGAGACTAGGTGACATTCTAGATTTTGACAGCCAAAGAACTCCAGCTGAGCTATATAGAATTATTAGTCCTAAAGGTTTTAGTAAAGAAGAGTGGGAAAAACATTTTATTATTGATAATAGAGATAAAATTAAATTCAATGATGAAAGAACCCAAAAGAAAATATATTTAATGGGTAGCTGTGCGGATGTCGGTATACATAGAAAAGTGCTTGATTATATTCATTGGATAAATAAAGAAATTAACAGTGCTAATATAATTACTGATACATTTGACAACAAATACCGATTAAACTTAAAGTATCCTGTGGAAAATAATATAAGATCAAACGGTTTTAGTTTCTCTGACCTTCAGCTTAATATTGAATATTCAGCTGTTTCGAAATTATTAATAGGTGAGAATCTATATAATAATAAAAAACATGGCCTTAGAGAATTAATACAAAATTCCATAGATGCATGTAATATGCGAAAAAGTTTAGATGATACTACAAGAAAATTTGGTGAGGATGAATATAAACCAGTAATAAAAATTATTATGGACGAAGATGAAAATATGGTGACCGTTGAGGACAATGGGGTAGGAATGTCCATAGATACTATTCGAAATTATTTTTTAAGAATTGGTAAGTCCTACTATTCTTCAGACGACTATTTACTTAAGGGATTAAATTACACTCCGATCGGGAATTTTGGTATAGGTTTTTTAGCTTGCTTTATGCTGTCCGACAATGTAGAAGTAGAGACAAGGTATTTTAAAAATAAAGAAAAGTATAAAATTCTTTTAACCAAAGATAGTGAATTCGTTTGTTTAGATGAAAACGAAAATGTGAGCTTTAATGGTACAAAAATATCTTTAGATTATAAATCGTTTATGGAAATATTTAATAACAGCTTTAGTGAACTTTGTAATTTCATCAAAGAGTACTTTGTTACCAATAATACTAGGCTAGAAATAATTGATAGGAAAAGGGAGCAAAGAGAAACTATTGAAAATGTATTTCTTAAAAGTTCAGAAAACAACCATTTAAATATTTCTGATTACTTACAGCATACAGAGGGTTTTATTGAGGTTGAAAATAATTCGCTGGTTATACAGGATGACATGAATTCCTTGTTTGGGGATAAATGTATGTATTTTGATGGAGAGAATATCTATCAAATTAATACAGCTGAAATAGATATGGATAAAATTTATAATCCTGTGTTGAATAAAATTTCTTATCTTGAAGTTTCACTTTTAACTGATGAATACTTAGAACAAATAGCAAAAGAAAATAGACTAAAACTTCTTAAGCCTTTCGATGATTCTACAAAAAAAATAATAATACTTTTAGGCATTGATGTATCAAAAGAACTTAAAATGACAAGTTATTTCACAGATGGACACAAGATTCTTTCTCTTGCTGAAGAGGTGTTGGATAGAAACCTTTCTGATGCAGGATTAATTTTCAATGACATACCACCATTATTGAAAAAGCAAATTTTAGAATTAGATATTGAAGAAATTTATAAGAAAATAGTAGTAAGAAAAGGAGAAATTAGATTACATGCAGATTGCAAGGCAAGAAAACTCCTGCTTATTGATGAATTTAGTAGTCGTAACCATCTATTTCATGAGGTGCCAGAAATAGAGGATCGAGCAGAAACGCTTTATTTGAGAAACGTTCTAGTCGATAACTGGGCTTTAGAAACACATAAAAAATCAAGTAATATTCATATAGGCGAAATAAAAGTTAATGTAATAAATAAAATAATTGAACCAACATTAACTAGAAGTGATCTAAGAAAGGAATCCAAAAAAATTCTGAGTGACGCTTTAGCAATGTTGCCTTTAATTAATTTTATGCAAAATAATGATTTGTCTAAGGTAGAGGAAAATTTAATTAAGAGTTTTATTCAATCAGAGTATCCAAACGGTCAATTTCTACTACTAGAAAGTATAAAGGAGAAGTATTTATAATAAATTGGTTAGAATAAAAATAAGTAAGATGAACTGAGTTTGAAAGTAATTAAAAAATCAACCTGTCAGCTGACAGGTTGATTTTTTAAAAAAAGTTTATCTGATCAAATAGTACAAAGATATCCTAAAACTACTTTCAATATAAATAAACATACACCGCAGCGTGTTATTTTTTATTTAACCCTCGTTTTTTGATGATCTCTCAAATCTGACGCATTTCCTCCAACTGATGGGGTGCTTCTTTTTTTATCTATCTAATGAGAAAGAAGGCTGTTCAGGTTGTGTAGGAGGGATAGGCGCTTCTACTGGTTGATCCTCAACAACCTCTTTATTTGATTGGTTTTCAATTGTATCCTTGTTCGGCTCATTGTTATCTGGCTCAGCAGCTTCTTTATTGGTTTTCTCCGCTTTACCGTGATCAGTCGCTTCATCCTGGGAAGAAACAGGAACTTCTTCACTTTCCGATGAATTGGACTGTTTAAACCACTCGGATACATACCCTTCCTGATTTTCGTCAGTCTCGACTTTTTCTTCCGGTTCCTTTTTACTTACTTTTTCAGTTTGACTGGCGGCCGGTTCTTTCTCTTCCTTGGGTGCTGCTGTTTTCTCTTCCGTAGTCACTTGTTGTTCTTCTTCGGCAGGAGCATGATTATTTATCAAAAATTGATTCAGAAGTAGTACTAAGCAAGTAATGGCTGCCAGAAGCAATACGGAAAGGTAGATGGTTTCCTTCCTTTGTTTTCTCACAATTATTCACATCCCACATTTCAGTACTTGCGTGAAACCAAAATAAATACACGCCGTAGCGTGTTATTTTTTATTTAATCCTCGTTTTTTGATGATCTCCCAGAATTCTTGTAATTCTTCAAGCTGTTCCTCGGGTGAATCGGCCATTTCTTTAAAGAAAAGATTGAGCCTTGGATTGTTGAAAAATTCCATCATTTCTTTCTTGTCATCGATTTCATTTTTAGAGGCATCCGTTCTGCCAAGAAGGTAATCCAGTGAAACTTCATAAATCTCGGCTAGTTTTACCATGGTATCCGGATCGGGCGTTCGAGAACCAGATTCGTAACCAGAAAGAGTATTGGGTTTTACGCCAATTTTTGCAGCGATATCTTTTTGTGCGTACCCAAGTTTTTCTCTGAGTAATTTTAAATTTTTACCGAGTATCTCGCTCATAACTACCCTCCTACACACATCTTCAAAAACATTTTAACAGTAATTCTCGATTCGAGAATAAAAAATCTCGAAATGTGATTTTTTTCATTGACAATCTCAAATTGAGAAGTTATTATTGAGTTATAAATCGCGATACGCGAACAATGTCAAAGGAGGTGGAGAAAATAAATAATTTAAAGCTGGGAAAACGTGTCCGTGAAATACGGATTAGCAAAGGTATAAAAATTAGCCATGTTGCTAAAAAGCTGGGTTACAAATCTTCTTCAATGATTAGTGAATTCGAGCGTGGAAAGAAAGGTTTGGATGCAGAAAAAATACCATTGCTCGCAGAAATTTTAGGTGTTTCTATTGAAGAACTTTTTTTTAATTATAAAAATCGCGATTCGCGATGTGAAAAAGAGGTCAGTTAAAGAAAGGTGGTGATCAAGAATAGAGGCGCTTCAGGCCTCACCTTCCACAAACGGCGAAATTTGCTGTCAAAACATTGTTCCCATTTGAGAATTTAATGTTCTTAATAGAAAACAAAGGGAGCTTTGTCGACGACTTTCAGAAATAACGACATATCACGATAAGGTGGTGATTTAAATGCCAGTCGCTAAACCAAAAGCAAAACGCAAGAAACAAGCTAAAACACCCAGCCAGGAATTCAGCAATGTTAAGAGCGCAAAGCTGGATCGTCTTATTTCAGAGCGTAAGAAACGAAAGATGAAGCAATCGGATGTAGCTGCCAAACTTAACGTTTCAATCGCAATGATCTCACATATTGAAAACGGGAGAGTGAAACCGAGTGCTGACATCTCTCTTGGACTTGAAATGCTTTTTGATTTACCTTATGAAATCTTATTTCCTGATTACTGAAATGAAAAATAGAGGACGGTGAAAAAATGATTCAATTCGATGAAGCGGTTCTAAACACAATTGCTGATAAATTATCAGACAGAATTTCGGAACAGATTACTTCAACCGTCCTAAAACGGTTGGAAGCAAAACTGGATAGCCGAGGCCAGCTGCCTCCAATGCTAACAAAAAAACAGCTAAGAGAAGTGCTGCAGATCGGTGAAACCAAAGCAACTGAATTAATGCACCGAGCAGATTTTCCGGTTTTTCGGGAAGCAGGAATACTTATCCCGACTCACCAGCTGTTTGAGTGGATAGACAACAATACTCGCTGGGTCAAAGAAAATAGTAAGTTTTTCAAAGATGCTATGTAACTATATTTTACCATGCCTCATACAAAAGATTGGTAAATGAAGGGGGAAAAGTCAGTGGTAAAAGGTAATATTGGCCGCGCACTAAAAGAAGCGCGTGGCACACAGACACAGTTGCAGCTATCAATCGAAGAAAATGTTTCAAGGGAAACGATCTCTGCTTACGAAAACGGCAGGGCAAAACTGCCGCCCGACATATCAAGGAGCATCGTTGGAAAGAAAGATGATCCTTGGCTCGCAATGGCTGTCCGTCACGAATATACGCGAACAGGACCTGTACGGCTAGAAGGAAAGAAAGTGGATCTGCACAGGTCCAGCACAAAAGAGAAGCTGCTTGAAGAATTGGAGGAAGCAAAAAGCTTTTTAGAAAAATGCTGTATGTCCAATCATTTATCTTTTATCCCATCCTTTGACCGGCAGGATTTAGAAGAGACACTTGTACAGCTGGTTGATGTCATAACAGGAATTGAACATTTTCTAGCAGTGGTTTGTGAAGAGGCAGAAATCAGCTATCTCGGTATTTGGCAAAAGCATTACAACAAGCTGATAGCACGGGGCTATGTGAACCAGGAACAGATCATTGAAGGGCAAGCATGAAGAAAAAGGACAAGCCAAGGAAGCGACGCAAGCCATACCAAGTGATAGTAAAGCAACTTAACCAGCAAGGAATAAAAGCGAAAGTGGTGAAGAAGCGTCATGTACTGGGTGTTTGATGCAGCACAAACAATTCTGTTAACAATCATGGGAATCAGTATTTGGTCAATGGCCTGGGTGACACGGCCTGTGTGGGATCGATATAAAAAAGACCAAAAAAATAACGCCCGCTGATAAAAATATCGGAGCGAACGTTACTTATGTATGGATACATCATATCACGTTGTTAATCGATATGCACTAAGTATTTGTCGATATATGTCGAAAAATTTTCTTCTAATCTCATTTCGATGCCTATAGGAGAACATTAACTATCAGAAAGAAGGTAAAAAAATGGATCATCCACTTATCCAGAAAATTGAACGGACGGGCTTTCCAGAGCATTTTCAAGAGCGTGAATCTGACTATCCGGTGGAAGACATTTTCGGAGACGAGATTATGAGCAACGACATCTATTTCATTATGAAAGATGGCTCAGTTGTATTGGAACAAAATCTTGCTGAATATGCGGTTCAGCACCTGGACGCATTAGAAAAGCAGGCTGAAGCATGAAAAAGACTCCTATCGCGAGTAGGAGTCGACTGTTTTAAAAAATATTTCTTATGAATAGTGTACTGCACAATCAAAACTGAATCAAGGGAGTGAAGAATTTGGCAAAGAACATGAACGCCATTTCAACGACTGATTTATCACAGCACGACTGGCTTATGGAGAGACGTAACGGTATTGGAGGCAGTGATTGTGCGGCCATTGCCGGCGTTAACAAGTATAGCTCACCGATGAAAGTATATCTGGAAAAAACGAATCAAATTGAATCAGAAGAAATCTTTACTGTGAATGAACAAGGCGGATTTGAGGAAGGAAGTGAAGCAGCGTACTTCGGCGCACTGAATGAGGATCTGGTCGCCCAGGAGTTTGCCCGTCGTACAGGCTTGAAGGTGCGGCGTCGGAACGCGATCTTAAAGCATCCAGAATACGACTTCATTTATGCAAATGTGGACCGGCTGATTGCCGGTAAAAAAGAAGGGCTTGAATGCAAAACAGCATCCGAATTTCTGAAAGGTGAGTGGGAAGGCGATGAGATCCCAGCGTCTTACTTACTCCAATGCCAGCATTATATGGCTGTGACCGGATATGAAGCGTGGTGGATTGCAGTACTGGTTGGCGGAAACAAGTTCATCCATAAGCGAATCGAGCGTGATGAAGAGCTGATCGACTATCTCATTAACATCGAAAAAGAGTTTTGGGAAAATCACGTCTTAGCGAATAATCCACCGCCGTTCGATGGATCCGTTGCATCCAGTGACTTATTAAAAGCCATGTACCCGCAGCATGCGCCGGACAGCACGATTGAATTAACGTCCGACCTGCAGGTGTACATCGATTCCTATAAAGCGCTGGAAGCGGAAAAGAAAGAACTCGAGCTGAAAATGACCGAATGCCAGAACGTCCTCAAAGGGGCCATGCAGGAAAACGAAACAGCCTTTCTCGGTGAACAAAAGATCACGTGGAAAGCGCAGGTAGCGAACCGAATTGATTCAACACGGCTCAAAAAAGAGCAGCCGGACATTTACGAAGCGTACGTCAAGCAAAGCACATCCCGTCCTTTCAAAATTAAATAACTGGGGGTTTTACCGTGGCAACAAATAACACGATCAAAAACGAGCTGGCAAAGAAACAGCAGAACGCGCCAGCGAAACAGGTCTCACCAGAACAGTCATTGAACGGCTTATTAAAACGAATGGGGCCCGAGATTCAACGGGCTCTTCCGAAACACATGGATGCCGACCGTATGGCACGCATTGCTTTAACGGCTGTACGGACCACGCCAAAGCTTCTGGAATGCGATCAAATGTCCTTTCTTGCGGCGATCATGCAGTCCGCTCAGCTGGGTGTTGAGCCAAATACAGGACTTGGTCAGGCGTACTTAATTCCCTATGGCAAGCAGGTACAGTTCCAGCTTTCTTATAAAGGCTTAATCGATTTAGCCGTACGAAGCGGACAATACAAGGCAATTTACGCCCACGAAGTTTATGGAAATGACGAATTAACATTTGAATACGGTCTGTACAAGGATTTAAAACATGTACCAGCCAGTATTCCAGAAGGTGAACCCATTGGCTACTATGCGGTTTATCACTTGCAGAATGGCGGCTTTGATTTCGTCTACTGGACCCGGGAACGCATCGATCAGCATGCCAATAAATTCAGCCAGGCGGTGCAAAAAGGCTGGACAAGCCCTTGGAAAACGAATTATGACGCGATGGCCAAGAAAACAGTATTGAAGGAAGTTTTAAAATACGCTCCAAAATCGATTGAGTTTCAGAAGACCGTTGAAGCTGATTCAACAATCAAGAAAGAAATTGCATCAGATATGAGTGAAGTAATTGATGTGCAGCATGAATTAATTGATCTGCCGGAGAAAACGCCGCCAGCAGAACCGGAACCAAAGAAAGAAACGAAAAAGCCATCGGCTAAAGATATTGATTTTGAAACGATTGATATTGCTGAAGATGATCTTCCATTCGGCAAGCAGTAATGGAATTCGAAATGGATATCCCGTCATTTATCCGGCAAATGTCCAAAAGCAACGATGAGTACATCAGATGGGTGAGGAGCTACTTTAAAAGCTCTCACCCACATCTGGAGCTCGTAAAAATAAAGAAGAAAGCTGTAATGAAAAAGAGAGAACGAGAGGAGGGGTGAGCAGGTGGCGGATGTCCAGCTGGAGCACGGATACACCAAGATTGCCAACGAGATTCTGGATGTGATTCAGCATTTTCAATTTACGCAAAATCAATATAAGCTGCTGATGGCCTTGTGGCGGAACACATACGGATGGAACCGAAAAGAATGCGAGTTTTCTCTTTCGTACATCGAGTCTGTCACACATCTGGAGCGTAAACGAGTAAGTGAAGCGTTAAAAACACTTATTCAGAATAAAGTGATTCTGGAGATGAATCCAGGGTCTACTACAAAAACAAAAATTGTTTCTTTTAATAAAAACTATGAAGAGTGGACCGTCAAAAATTATAAAGGTAGTGGCGTTTTGCCTACTAGTGGTCAAGATGACACTAGTGGCGAAATGCCCCCTAGTAGTAGTGGCGAAATGCCCCCTAGTAGTAGTGGCGAAATGCCCCCTAGTAGTAGTGGCGAAATACCCCCTAGTGCTAGTGGGCAATCCGCCACCCATAAAAGAAAGATTAAAAACAATATTAAATACAATACTGCTGCTAATAACGCGCACGAAGAACCAACTGGCGGGGTGCCTACAACCGAAAATGCTCAGCTGTCCACTGGAAGTGTGGGGCAAATACCAGGCAACTCTTCAAACGCTTATATGCAGATACGTGATCGATATATGACTCTGGCCAACATAGGTGGATTTGATGTTAACACGAAAGATCGGAATTACATTTTGGAGCTAATTGCTCATGATATTGATGTTAACAAAACGCTTGAATGGCTTGAACAAATATTCGCGGAATATCACCCTAAACATTCTAGGGACAAGATTAATAGCTTTGGTTACTGCCTGCCGATTTTATTAGACCGGCACATTGAAAATCAAGAAAAGGAGCGGAACCCACATGGCGAAACCGGAACAACCCCGATTCACCAGTATCGCGGACGTAATGGCGGATCTGCAAGCAAAGGCAAATCAAAAGAGCAGCTCTTCCGAGACATCGAAGCCGCTCGAAATGCCTGGGGCGGATGATGCGCAATATGAATGCCCGATCTGTAAAGACACAGAATTGATTTTTCGTAAAAGACCGGTGATGCAAAATGGAAAAGAGGTTCTGCAGGATTTCGCCACTTTTTGCGAATGCAAGGATCAGAAGGCATGGAAGCGCCGCTTTAAGCAGTCGATGATCCCAGACGAGTTCCAGAAAGCGAATTTTGAAAACTATGCCACAAACGCGAGATATCAGCTGGACATGAAAAAGATGGCGCTTGATTATGTGAATTTATTCCGTATCGGTACCGACAATGAAGGCCGTAAGAAAAAGATCATTCCATCGTATAATTTCGGTCTTATTGCTTCAGTGGGTGAACAGCGGTTAAAAGAATTACCGGCTGCTGATCGGGCTGGAATCAAGAACCAACATAACAATTTTGGTATTGGCAAAACACACCTGCAAATTGCGATTTCAAAGCTGTTACTGAAAGAAGGCTTCCGGGTGCTGGTTGTCTCAGATGCAGTTTTCATTAACGAGCTGATGCAGGCAAAACGGGCAGGCGACGAGGGTGAACAGCTGAACCGGGTTCTCGGGCCGGCACTCGATGCAGATGTGCTGATCTGGGATGACATCGGTAAATCAAGCTGGACGGAAGCGCGGGAAACGATGTATTACCAAATCATTAATGAACGGTACCGCAAGCAGATGCCGATTATTTTTAACAGCAACGAAGACCGAGGCACATTGGCAGACAAGATCGGGTATGCAGCCGCCAGCCGGCTAATCGGGCAGTGCAGTGATGAAAAATATAAATTCCTGATGGATGCAGAAGGTCAGGACTGGAGGCTGAGAAAGCATGGCTAATCAAGATGCAATCATTTTACAAAGCAGCAGTGTACGCCAAGTAACATATCAGGGATCAGGCATGTACATGTTTCAGCCGAAGCCAGGGCATAAGCCATTAAGCGAAATAGAGCAGCAGGCAAAAGACGCGGCTTTTAAAAAGCACTTGGAAGAAGCAGAGGCTCGGCTTGAAGCGGAAGAAAAAACAGGCGGTGATGCGGCATGAACCGTTCAGAAGTTTTGAAGTGTTGAAAACTCACTATAAAAAAACTGGTACAGTCTTGAGTACGACAGTAGCTAGTTACTCAACAGTTCGTCTAAAAGCAAAAACACGAGTGAAAGACAACTCTTCACTCGTGCTTGTAAATTACCTTTTGATTCAGAAAATCAAAGGCTCTCCACTCGTAAACTTTTCAAAGCTTTTTGCAGAGAGGAATAGACGGGGATATCTGAAGTGTTGACATTGACGCCTAAGTTAATCATGGTTTGGGCAATCTCGGGTCTGATCCCTGTCAGTAATGCTTTAATCCCTAAAAGAGAAAGACCGTTTATAACTTTGAATATTCGATCTGCTACCATGGTATCGATGATGGGAACGCCTGATAAGTCTATAACGATATATTCTAAAGACAATTCACTGCTTTTTGCCATGGCTTTATCCATTAGTTCCTGTGCTCTTTTCGTGTCAATGTCTCCTATTAAAGGAAGAACGCCGACAGTCTCAGCTACTTTAATGACAGGTATTGATAATTCCAGAGCGACTGCTTCTGCAGCATTGATACGGGTAAGGAATTTTCTTGTATAAGACATGCTAAGCCAGTGAACAGCCCGGTCCACCACGGCACCAAACCGTGAAAGGATCTCATAAAATTGATCAAAGGATAAATCGTATTTAATGGCTTCATCTTTAATGATAAGACCGATTAGGTTCCGATAATCCCGCACTTCATCAAGCGCAATATCCAGGGGCAGATTCAGATTCACCAGAGTATCGACAGCTTCGTCTCCCCATTCCCTCAAAATACTGAATGTGGCGTCCATATCTCTTGAAATAGAATAAGCGTAAATTTCAACAAGATTTTTACGCCAGCTTTTTAAATGCTTTTCAATGTTTGCATGGACTTGATTGCTGTCCAGATTAGCTTTTTCCTTAATCAACTGGTCCCGCAGACTCAATATTTTGTTCGAGATGTCAACAACATACTGATCGTTTAAATATACACTCAAATAGAACTGCCTCCTAACCGTTTCTAAATAATTTTACCACAATAAAAAAAATTAATACTCAACATTAGAACGAAATTGTGAACGAGGAAAGAATTTGCCAATATTGACTTTTCCATGTGCCAAGTGCAAAGAACCTATGGGATTTTATTACGCTGATTATGATTTAAGAGATGCTGTAGATAACAAAAAATCCACTTATTTCTATGAAGAATTGGAATGTGAGAATTGAGCAGCAGATGACCGAAACTGTGCAATTAAAAAACTCCTCTGAAATTTCAAAGGAGTTAGTATAAAAAACTTTTAATTTATTAGTTTGTCGATAACAGATGCAGCTTCATCTGCATCATGGTAGTAGCTGATTTCATGTGGCAGTTGAGAAAATATAATTTGTATTATACCAATGTTTTTCAAACTAACTATAGCTACAGGATGGTTGTTATTTTTGAAAGTATAAATGATTTCAGTACTCCTATGATGCTGCATAAACTCTAACAACATCTTTATACTCTCAAAGGACATTTCATTTTCCTCCTTTCTCACCAGAGGAAAGGGACTAAAAAAAGTCGAAAGAAATCCAATGAATGTATTTAGTAGTAAATGTACCACAATCATGAGACTGCTAAACAGTACGTCCATATCACGTCATAAAGGAGTGCTTGAGATGCTGGAATATGGGTATGAACTGCTCGTTGATGTTTACGAAACAGACGATTTAAAAAGGGTGCTTGCCTGTTATCCGGTTCACTGGTTTGAACATTTCGACTTAATAGAGCTGGAGACCAAAATCGAAAATATAGAAACCGTATCAGATCAAGTCATTGAAGAGGACATTTTTGATAAGCAAGAAGAACCAGCGTTTTTTGAACAAATGAAACCATTTTAAAAGGGGTGAGCCTGAAGGATAAAAGAAGTTGTGTTTTCGGTGGAAAACAGCCAAGCAATTGGTACTTGGCTGAATAAATCTGGTGCTGTGTCATTTTAGGAGATGTCTTCAAGAGGTTCAGTCTGAAGTAGCATTTCTATGGCAGAAGCTGCTTTTTCAATTGAATCAAATTCGATTAATTCATTATTGGAGAGAATCCTTACCTGTATTGTTTCTGTACCATTTTTGCATTGTGCCTTTAAATAAGGGTGTTTGTCCTTATCGAATGAATAGGTAATACGAATATTATTGTAGCAACAAAGAGCTTCAAGTTTGTCTTTGATGGTGTCAAAATCCATTGTGATGTCACTCCTAGATGTAAGTATTCTTTAGCTTAATAATGGAATATGAAGACGAAATAAAAGCGCTATAAGCGCTTTAATAAAATTGTTTACCTTTTCGTTCGGGATTTTGATTATTATTTTGCGGTGAATCGTATTCCGATTTCGAAAACAATGTGGGCTTTCTTGATACGAACACTAATGAACCAATAAAGCTGACCATTAAAAGAAATGATATGATCCATCCGAAAAGTTCAATTGGTAGCATCTTTAGAAAACCTCCTTATTTTTGAAATCTTTGAATTGATATTTTACCCGGTTTTAATAAAAACAAACATTTTTTGTTAGATTATGTAACGAAAAAAAATGTAATTAAAGGGATGGCAGCCATGTTGGAAGGAGAGTGGGCTCTGTCGCAGTAGGTGATGATATTGTAATCGGCTATATCACAACAATTACCCTCTACGGGGGTCAAGTGGAAATAAAGAGAGTGGCCAGTGTCAAAGATGGTGAACTGAAATGGCTGGTGCCAACTCGTGCGCTGTTTGAATCATACCGTCTGCAACCAGCAGATAATTTGCTTAATGAGTATCAGGACAAAACAGTGCTTATTGATCTGGCGCTTCTTACGAAGAATAAGGAATGTTTTGAAGAACTGACGGGAGGAAAACAAAAATGGCATACCATGGAGCAGTAATTGAGCAGCAGTGGACGCCAGAAGAAGTAAAAGCCTATTGCGCAGAAAAGTTTGAATCAAAATTGCCTGCTTATTTACGAAACATGAAGAAGCAGGAGCGGCCAAAGCGCACAGTTAATTCGAACGGAAATTTGAGTAAAGCACAATACATGCGGTTTATGGAAAAAGGATTAAGTGATGAACACATTTTAGCGAAGTATCAGGATTTAACGCCGGAACGCTTGGAAATGGCGAAGAAGCAGTGGGGATTCAATTAACACCCAGAAGCAAATGCTCCCGAGCGATCAACCTGCAACAACAGGGGTGTAATTACAGCTTGATGAACCAAGTCTATACTACTTATTACCAATAAGCAAAAAAACATAAGAATATGGACTTCTTGAAAAACAAAAAACAGCCAGGCGGGGGCTCTGACTGCAGAAAGGCTGTCGAGTTGAAGAAGTAGGGTTTTAAACTGACAGTACTAGTATGTACCACTTGATAAAAAAATTATTCACAAAAGCCCAGAAAGATTGATCACAAGTTTCAATTATCTATATTGTAGTTGAAATTCAAGAATTAGCTTATCCAATTCTTCGCTGTATCGTAAGGTTTCAGGGCTACTAAGGCCATGTTGCTGCCCAGCAATAATCATCTGAAATCGAAGATCGTTAATTTGTGAATCTAGACTAGTAGAAATTAATTGGCTTTGCTCCATGTGATCCTCCCTAGCCTGTAAAGGGTTTTAAAAGAGTATAAAACATAAATATGTAAAAATTAAGGGTTTTACCTCGTAATTTGTAATTATTTTCTGAAATTGTAAATTTTCTGTGACAAAAGAAAAAAACCGAGAACATGTCCCCGGCCTGTTTCAATATTACTCGCAATTCTATTTTAACAGACTGGGGGCTCCTCGACTATGAGAGAATACGAGATTGATATATCCACAATGAAGCTAGAATTGGATATAATGGAAATACCAAGTACATGTGTTTTGGTGGTCTGTGACGGGAAGGTCAAGATCAGAGAGCTGCCTCCGCATGGGGAATACAAGATTGTCACGCATCAGGGCAAGGTGAAGCGGATGAGACGGGAAGAGGGGGAAGATTTTTGACAGATGCTTTTATAAACATTAAAGAATATATACCTATTATTGTGGCCGTTATTTCTGCAATGCTGGCTTTTTCTTTAGGAAAACTAAGCGAGAGAGGAAAAAAGTTTTCTTTAATGGTTGAAGACAGTATGGATAGCCTTATTGCAAAGATGTATAAAGAAGCGTTACTAATTACAAATGTAAATAAGTATAACGTTAAAAAGGTTAAGAAGTTTATTTTATTCTATTCAAATAATGATGAGATTTACAAACTGTACGATGATAAACTGATTAGTAACTTTCATGAATTATCCATAAAAATAAGAGAAGGGAGTATCTCTAATAAAGAACTGATAGATGAATTCTTTTATTTGACAAAACAAGTTGAAAAACATTATTGGGAAAAACTGATGGTGAGTTCCAAAGATTTGAATTGGTGGATAAAGAAAAAAACAATTAATCGATGGATTAGCCTTCCTGGAAATATACTTTTTTTATTGAAAGAAGTTTTTGAATATATTTGTATAATATTAGCGCTCATCGCGCTAGTAGCTCTTGCAGACGTAATAGTAGATAAGGACAATGAAATTTTTTCTTCCACATTTAGAATAATTATTTTTTATTTGACCACCATAGTTGCTTTGATTTATTGCGCCCTATATTTTTTCGATTCTACAGTAGGAGGAAAAGGGGACATAAAAAGAAAGCATTTAATCAAAAAGAAACAATAGAATAGTTCTCTCAGCCATCTGAAGGACACTGAACAGACACGAAAAATCGTGCGCTGTTTGGTGTCCTTTTTTATTTGCTTAATAAAAAGAAATGGGGAATAAACATGCGGACACTCATTTACGAATACAAACAATCATTACGAGCGCTGAAGGAAGTGAAGGCAGCCATCGAAGCCAAACCGGAATTGTTGGAACAGGACCTCCAGGATAAGACGCTCATTAACAGCATGATCAGCGAAGTGGAATTTGCTATTCAGTGGATGGTGTCCGGCCGGAATCCGGATGCAAGACGCGGGGCTGATCGGACAGGGGCTTATACGTTGGATCCGAAACTGATTGAAGCTGTTGTTCCGAATCGAATTGTGGCCAGCGAAGAAAGAAAGCTGACAGCTGATGAGAAATGGTTGCTGGATGATGTGCTTGGGGATTTAACAACGAGGGAAAAAGATGTATTTACATTGATTAAAGCGGAAGGAATCACATTCGAGTATACGGCAGAATTATTAGGGCTTACTAAGTCATCTGTCCAGACGTACTTAGAACGAGCAGAGCAGAAAATTGAAGTTAGAAAAAACGGCAGCCTTTTTTTAGTTTCATAAAAAAACATTTCGTTTGTACGGATTTAAAAAAGGGTATTTACAACTATAGGTCAAATTAGGTATTATTGTATGATGAAGTATAAGATTTCCAATAGGTGGATAAAAAATGAAATTTTTCCTTACTCTTTTCAGAGCCGTACTAATTGGCGCAAACCTTTTTTTGATTAATTTTCAGCCTAGTACAGAACTTGAAACAAAAATATTTTTTGCTTCAAGGCTAGTCTTTTTTCTTATGCTCATCATTGATTATTCAAATGTAGCATATTATAATCTAGGGTTGGAAAGAATAATCGGATGCATGGGTATTGTTTTATCTGTGCTATTTGCTTGTGTAGATGCTGCAGGCTTTTTTAACTTTCTAATACTTGAAAACGGAAAAGATGGATACATGTTATCCGGAAATACAAATAACTTTTTAACAAGTATGATTGAACCTTTTAGTGCGAAAAATTATGTGTTTTATAGTTTTGTGGCTATAATTGTACTATTAGGTATAGAAATATTTAATTACGGAGTAAGAAGTGCCCCTAAAATTTGGAGCGAATCCAAGGAAAAGACTGCTTAAAAAAGAAAGGGTGAACTAAATGCTAACTAATCATGATTTTAAAATTCTATTCGTTGCGTTTACTATCTCCATTTTTCTGGGTCTTTTATTAAGGATTTTTTATTACTCCAAAACCAAGTTTCTTTTTAGACGCTTATTAAATGTAGTGATTTTACAAATTGTTTTTCCAATCCATGCTTACAGCGAAATAATCAAACATAGATCCGAATACATTCATAGCATTAATCGTGGTGCTAAAATTTCAAAAAACCAAAAAGAGAAATTAAAAAAAGAGATTAATTCAAACAGGCGTGTAGCATTACGGATTATTTGGAATTCAATTAGAAGATTTAAGCAAAATTTAGACTCACACATAGAACTGTTAAATAAATTACGGGAAAAAACTGGCGAAGAAATAGTGATAAAGTTAGAATTTGAATTCAAGAAGGACGGTACTTTACCAAAGGCTGAATATAAAGAACATATTATTGACTTGTATGCTTAAAACAATAATAAGAATTTTTTGTCGTACAGATGACGTATATATGAGAAAGACAAATCAATAGCATTAAAAAAGCACTACCTCTTTAAGGTAGTGCTTTTTATTTACTGATTGAAGAACCATTCGAAAGATAAACTAGACCAGCTCAGACTATTAGCTGGTCTTGCAGGGCGTGCTTGCTTAGCTCCTTTAGCAGGCTTAGCTGATTTAGCGCCTTTTGCCGGTTTGGCTGATTTAGCGGGTTTAGCAGGACCTGAGCCAGATGCATTAACGGTAAAAAACACACATTTTCCACTATTATCTCTAACCCAACCATTATTATAACGACCAAGATGTTTGCCTGAAAAAGAAAAGATGGAATCCTGATCAAAATATCCAACTGGTTTTCCAGAGAACAGATAAATATAAGTTTCATCTTGAGTATAAGCGACGGGTTTGCCTCGGTTATTATAAAAAGTTGTTTCTTCCAAAATTTTCACCCCCCTTTTCTTACAATATTCGCTAATTAAAGAGGTTTTTCCTCTATGAATGTAGAAATGTTAGGAAAAAGGGGGTGGAAATATGGGTATATCCGAAATGAATGGTCCTGTTCTAAGAGAAATTCTTGAAGAGCTAAAAAAGTTAAATGCTAAAGTTGATCAATTAGCCGATAATCAAAACAGGAAAGATACGAAAGATAGACTGGAAAAGACAGTGGATGATTTGAAAAAGAAATTGTAAGCAAGGCACCCGTTGTGATGCTTTTTTCTTTGCTAAAAAACAAAACCCCTGCCAGTTGGCGGGGTTAAATTATTTTCTTCATTCCACACTTACGGCACTCGCGTAAAAAAATAGCATTTTTAATCGAGCTCTTAAATTGAGCGTTATCGCAATTATCGCAACGGCCGCTTTTGATGTCCGGGTATTCTAAAATGTTGTATGTCACATTTAAATCAATTTTCTGTTCAGTTTCCATTTTGTCACCTCGCCTGGGTAATCATATCACTAAAACGAATATGATGAACGCAGGAAATTATCTCCTTTTGTCGAAATGTAAGGCAAAAGGAGGTGGGGGAATGGCTAAATACAGTGTGCTTTTTACGTTTGATAAAGAAAATTATAAAAGGCTTGAAATTGAAGGTGAAAACGAGGGAGAGATTCTGAAAATGCTAACTACTTCAGAATGGTATACCAGCGAAGACCATCAGGCGGTGAACATGGGGAATGTTACATCAATTCATTTTACAAAACCCGCTAAAATAAGCAATAGATCCCCTTGGTAAAGAAACTTGGTAATGAGTACCTCAAATTATGAGGTGCTTTTTTCTTTGCTCAAAAACAATCACGGAGGTGGTGGTGATGTGACGTGGCCAGACAGAGAGATCCGAAACGGGATGAAGCTTTCGAAATATGGAAGCAGCATAATAGAGAAATAACAAATCGTGCTCTTGCTGAACAATTAGGCGTTCCAGAAAAAACGATCAGCGGATGGAAGTCCAAAGATAAATGGAACGATAAATTGAATGGAGTACTCCATAAAAAAATACGGAGTACTCCAAATGAAAAGGGAACCAAAAAAGCGCATGCTCCAAATAGAAAAGAGCCTGATGCTGAAGAAGCGGAAATCGCTGAATTGACTGATAAACAAGAGCTTTTCTGCATGCACTACCTAAAAAGCTTCAATGCAACGATGGCTGCAATTAAAGCAGGATATGCAAAAGAATCGGCTCATGTTGAAGGGAGTCGCTTGCTAAGAAATGCTAAGGTTGCGGAGTATATTCGTGAGCTAAAAGCAGGACTGCAGGAAGAGCTTTTTATTAACGCCAGAGACGTGATCGATTATTACGTTAAAATCGCTTTTGCAGACATTACTGATTATGTTACGTTCCAGAGAAAAGACATTCATACAGGCAAATACGATACGCTTCTTAACGAAGACGGCGAAGTGAAAGAAATGGTACCGCGCGTTGAATCCTACAATGAAATGTTCTTCAAAAACAGCGATGAAATTGACGGAACGATTGTCAGCGAAATCCGGCAGGGCCGCGACGGTGTTGTGGTGAAGCTGGCTGACAGAATGAAGGCGCTGGATATGCTGACGAAATACTTTGATCTTCTTTCTGAGAAGGAGCAAAAGCAGCTGCAGCAGGAGAAACTAAAAATTGAGATTGAAAAATCAAAAGTGGAGATCAAAAAGCTATCAGATGATAAATCAGATCGTCCAATTCAAATCATGATTAAGCGAAAAGGTGATCCATCATGAGTGAATTAGCGATTGAAATGGTTGAAAAAGAAGTTAATCCTCATTTTGAAGATTTCCTATTCGAGTGGTCAACGAAATTTCAGTTTCTTGTCGGCGGATATGGCAGCAGTAAGAGCTATCACGTAGCTTTAAAAATTATTTTAAAGATGTTGGAAGAAAAGCGTACCGCTCTCGTTGTACGTGAAGTATACGATACACACCGCGATTCCACCTTTTCTTTGCTGGAGGAGCTGGTGATTGACTTAGGGCTTGATGATCATGTTAAATGCATGACTTCACCTATGCAGATCCGCTTTCCTAATGGAAGCAAGATCATCTTTAAAGGTATGGACCGGCCTGCAAAATTAAAATCGATTAACAATATCTCTATTGTTTGGATTGAAGAGTGTTCAGAAGTAAAGTATGCAGGGTTTAAAGAATTACTTGGCCGGCTCAGGCATCCAACTTTGAAGCTGCACATGATTCTTTCCACTAACCCGGTTGGGGAAGATAACTGGTCCTTTAAACATTTTTTTCGTGATGATATGAATAAGCGTCTCATACTGGACGATGCTGAATTATACGAAAAGAGAACATTAGTCACAAATGATACGTACTACCACCACTCAACAGCTGAAGACAATTTATTCTTGCCAGAAAGTTATATCGCTCAATTGGATGAACTGAAAGAATATGATCCAGACCTTTACCGCATTGCCAGGAAAGGTCAATTTGGTGTGAACGGCGTGAAGGTGCTGCTGCAATTCGCGATAAAGCCGCATGAAGAAGTGATGGCTGCGATCGAGAACATAAATAAGCCGCTTATGAGGGCTGGCATGGATTTCGGTTTCGTCAATTCTTACAATGCTTTGCTTCGACTAGCTGTCGATCATGAAAAGAAGATTCTCTACATCTATTGGGAATTTTATAAGAATGGAATGACCGATGATCAAACAGCTGAGGCGATAAAGGAATTTGCTGAATCGAAAGAGTTGATTAAAGCGGATAGCGCCGAACCGAAAACGATCAAATATTTTAGGCAGCTGGGTTTCAACATGATGGGCGCAAAGAAGTATAAAGGCTCCCGGCTTCAATATACGAAAAAGGTGAAGCGGTTTAGAAAAATCATTTGTTCTAGTCAATGCACCAATACTATTTATGAATTGAAGGATTTAACGTATGCAGTTGATAAGAATGGAAACATCATTGAGGATGAATTCAAGATTGATCCGCATACGTTATCGGCTATCTGGTATGGCCTGGACAATTACGAAGTGGCGGACTTGAAAGAGAAAAGACAAAGGGAACGGCCGAATCGAAAAAGACCGACTAGAGAGAGGAGGTAACTCATGGGAGAGCGCAAAATGAAAGCAACGGTTATTAAATCGCAAACTGCTTCAACTACGAAACAAATTTATGATGACCCATTTAAAGCGTCATACGATGGCGATATTATTGAGCCGCCATACAACCTAAAAGAGCTTAAGTTGATTGGGGAGTATTCTACCATCCTGCAGCAATGTGTGGAAGCGTACCGCGTGAATATTCTAGGCTTTGGTCTGGTACCGAAATACCGTTTTGACTACAATTCAAAAGACACAAAGGATGATTTGAAAACTAAAGCCGATGAAGAGTGGACCCGCCTTGAAGAATTTATTCGGTATCTGAATTATGACGAGGAAGCGGAAACGATTCTGGGCTATGCTCTTGAAGACCGTGAAAAAATGGGGAATGGATATATTGAGGCTTTGCGTGATTCGTTGAACCGCCCGGCTGGAATTGAATATGTGGATGGTCAATATATTCGTGTATGCAAGCGGACCGTACCGGAAGAAGTGGATTATACCATTACGGAAAACGGCCAGCTTAAGACAATCAAACGGTGGCGTACGTTCCGAAAATATGTGCAAATGATCAACGGCAAAAAAGTGTACTTTAAGGAGTACGGAGATCCGCGGCCGATGAACCTTACGACAGGAAAATTTGATGAAAGTACACCTGAGAATCTCTTGGCAACAGAAATCATTCATTTCAAGCTGGGTTCCGGAACCTATGGAATTCCAAGGTGGGTAGGGCATATCATCCATCAATATGGTGCCCGGAAAGCGGAAGAGCTGAACTATATGTATTTCAAGCAGGGCAGGCATGTTCCGGCTGCTATTACTGTTGAGAATGGGATGTTGACTGAGGAAGCTTATACCAATTTGCAGGAATACATGAACGGTATTGAAGGTGTTGAGAACGCGCACAAGTTTCTAATCCTAGAAGCTGAGGGCATTACCAGTGAAGAGGATACTGGGGAGGAAAAGACGGCACCGGTTAAAGTACAAATCAAATCCTTGGCTGAAATTCTGCAGCAAGATGCTCTTTTTCTGGAATATGACGAGAAAAGCCGCGATAAACTTCGCTCATCGTTTCGTCTGCCGCCGATTTACACAGGTGAATCGAAGGATTATAACAAGGCAACTGCAGATACTGCTCGTAAAATTACAGAAGAGCAGGTCTTTGAACCAGAGCGGCAAGCCATTACTGGCAAGCTAAACACGCTTTTTCTTTCTGATTTAGAGATTTACAATGTGGAAGCATCATTAAACGGACCAAACTTTAGTGATCCGATTGAAACAGCGCAAGCGATAGCGCCACTTGCAAGCGCAGGAGGAGTCGCTCCTAACGATTTGAGGGACCTGCTAGGACAATTGCTAGGTAAAGACCTTGAAGCGCTCCCTGATGAATATAACGTACCTTTCCAAATCGTATTAAATAACTTGCAGCAAGGTCAGCAGGCAAACCCGCTGATCTCTTTATTAAAATCCCAAGCGGAACCGAACACGGATCTGCTGAACATTATGAAAGATATGCGTGATGTGCTCGAGGCGATGCAGTCATGAGCAAGGCAGAAAAGCTTTTAAAAAGCTTGAATGACTATATTGCCAAAGTGGATGAAGAAGACGAGGAAAAGCTGACGGATCTAGTACCGGATTTCCCTGGATTGGATCAGATACCAGGCTTTGTTGAAGATTATGAAAAGAAAGTGGCCAAGCTTCTGCGCAAACAGCGGAAGCATTTTGTTGATGGCGTAAAATCATTCGTCAGCAAGGATATTACACTCGAAGCGCTCCTTATTTACATCACCAGCAACCTTTTTGCTGCGGATGAATTTGCGGAAGAGATGCAAGAGGAAACATCATCGTTTCTGCAACTGACAGTGGCAGGACTAGCCGCTGAACTAATGGATTCTATTGATAAGGATGTACCTTTTGAAGTCCTGTCTAACCGATCCGTTACCTGGATTGAAGAATGGTCTGCTGATTTAGGCAAGCTGATGAAGCTCAACTCTCATGATGCATTGGAGAGAGAATTAAAAAAGGTCATTAAAGAAGGCGGCTCCATCCAGGACGCCGAGCTGGCTATAAAGGATCTGCCGCAGTTTGACCGAAAGCGAGCACGTACAACCGCTATTACCGAAATACTGACTGCCTCTTCTGTTGCGCAGGCGGAATCATACCGGCAAAGCCCAGCAGTCGAAAAGAAGCGTTGGCGGCATTCAGGCAGCAAGAAAAATAATCCACGTGAAGCGCATGTGGATCTGGACGGTGAAGAAGTTGCCGTTGATGAAACATTTGATGTGAACGGCCATGCAGCCGATCATCCCCGTGACACTTCTTTACCTGCAGGCGAGCGGGTAAATTGCCATTGTGTGCTTTCGCCTGTGGTGAATAAAGACATCATGGGGCTGAGCAAGGAAGAGAAAGAGGAGCTAAGGAAGAAGGTACTGGAAAAATTAAAATAAATTAAAGTTTAGAAAGAAAAAAGTACCTGATAAAACCAAAATGCAATTGCAGTGAAACAATTTAATTATATATACTAAGTTTATTATGAAATCTATTAAACTTAACATAAATATTCTGTCATTAACGTTGTTGACTTTTGCAGTTTTAGGCACTTTCATTGGGAGTTCGGCTTCTAGTATTTTAGTAAGTAAAAGTAACCTGGAGAACAACTATTTAGTAGATAATCAATTTTATGCTCAAAAGCTCGCTGATACAACGGATTCCCTTTTTAAAGACATGGTAAAAAATCTCCGTATAGAATCACAAGAAGATGAATTCTTAACGAAAGATCCTGAAACTATACAACATAAATTAAATACCATGTTAGCAGCCACTTCTTTTTTTAACGCAACTTGGTTTGTAGATAAAACAGGCCAGGTTGTTTCAGCAGCACCGCATACGGATTTGAAGGGGCGAAAGACGAATACAATTGGCGCAAGGGAAGCGTTAAGAAAAAAAGTGCCTTTAATATCTGAACCTTATGTGGGCCTTAATGGTCATCTCATAATGCTCATTTCTTTTCCGGTTTATGATGCCAATGGTAATTATACAGGATTTCTTGGAGGATCAATCAATTTAGACGAGAATAACAGTCTTTCCAATATACTTGGCGAACATCCACAGCATGAAAGCGGTTCATATGTATATGTAGTTGACTCTAAAGGAAATCTTATTTATCATCCCGATTCTAGTAGAATTAGAGAGAACGTAAAAGATAATGAGGTTATTAAAAAAGTTTTACAGGGGAAGGATGGAAGTCAAGAGATTGTTAATTCAAAAGGAATAACAATGTTAGCAGGCTATGCCTCTTCCAACTCATCAGTAGGTCACTGGGGAATCGTATCTCAAACACCTAAAGAAGCTGTATTGAAACCAACTATTGAATTGACAAAACAAGTAAGTGTAAGTACTCTTCCATTTATTACGCTGGTATATATAATAACTTATATCTTATTACGCAAATTTGTGAAGCCTATAAGAGACTTAGCCGCTTACGCACAACAAATTACAGAAAATAAGGTGATAACTAAACCGCATATCCCTGATTGGTATTTTGAATTAAAGGAATTAAAGCGGGCTGTATTAATAGCTTTTGATTTTTATGAGAAAAGAGCCAACTATGCTGAGAATGAATCAAATATTGATCCATTAACAGGTTATTTTAATCGTCGTTACTTAGAAAAGACTATTAAAGATTTAGATATCTACTCAATCATTTTATTTGATATTGACCATTTTAAGAAAATAAATGATCAATACGGACACATACTAGGAGATGAAGTACTAAAATATGTTGCCGACATGGTTAAGACAGAAACCAGAGAGATTGATTTGTGTTTCCGTATAGGCGGCGAAGAATTTTTGATTATTCTTCCTGACACGGGCTTGGAAACTGCCCAAATGGTAGCGGAAAAAATTCGAAAATCATTGGAAACAACGAATAGTCCTACAGGTAAGCCGGTTACCCTCTCAATTGGAATTGGAAACACGTCAACGATGACAATTCATTTTGAAGAGTTATTAAATATGACTGACCAAGCATTGTACAGGGCAAAACAAGAAGGAAGAAACAAAACAATTATCGCAAGTGATCAATAGGAATTTCATATTAGTAGTGTTAACGGAACTATACATACAGAAAGGCCGGAAAAAAACCGGCTTTTTTTGTATGCGTAAAACTAAATTTATCTTATTTAATGAAGAAGTGTTTAGGTGGTAATTCAGAAGGATCTTCTAAGAATATACTTAGTAGTGAAAGGAGGTGAACATTAAAATGACACGACAATTAGTTAATGCACAAATTACACATGTTTCATACGTGGACAAAGCCGCTAATCAAAAGCAGTTTTTCTTCACAAAGTCCGCCCATCGATCGGAACCAACATTTCAAAAAGAAGTAAAGGTCTTTATCAATAAAGAGGAAGCCGCCCAGCAGCTCGTTTACGGCCTTGTTTACGAGCCCAATATGGAAGATGCTCACGGAGATTTTATGACTGCTGAGGAAATCGAAAAAGCCGCTCATGGCTTTATGAAGGATGCCCGAAACATCGACAAGCAGCATGATTTCGAAGGTGGCGTGGGTGAAGTGGTAGAATCGTATATCGCACCTGCAGACTTTACACTTGGAGAGCAGGAAATTACAAAGGGCTCCTGGATCATGGTCACAAAAGCATCTGATGAAATATGGGAAGAGATTCAAAAAGGCGAAATCACTGGCTACTCTATGGCCGGTACCGCTGAAACAATTGAAAAGAATGCTGCAGAGCCTGTCGCTCCTTCAAATAACCAGGAAGCGGGGCTTTTTAATTTGCTCAAAAACTTCTTTACGGGCGGTACCGCTATTCAAAAAGGTGAAGTTCGTGATAATTACGAGCAAAATCAGCAACGCCGTAACCTTTGGGCGGCTTGGGACGGATTGGACAGCGCTTATTATAGTGCGTTATGGGATAACCGTACACCGGAGGCTACTGATTTCCAGCGCTTGATTGAAGCTACACAGGAGTTTTTTGAAATTGTTCAAGAGATTCAGACTACCGGTGATATTGCAAAAGCTATGGAATCAAAGCCAGCAACAATCCAGAAAGCCGGCAAAAAGATTTCCGCTGCCCGCATGAACAAAATTAATGCCGCTTTTGATGCACTCAATGAGCTGAAAGCAGAAGTGGAAGAGGAGGAAGACGAAATGAAAGCAGAAGACATTCAAAAAATGATTAATGATGCACTGTCTCCAATCAGTAAAAAGCTTGCTGATCTTGAAAAAGAAGAAGGAACAGCTGTTGATCAATCAGGTGAAGAAGAGGTGGCTAAGCAGGTAACCGAAGCATTAACAAAAAGCCTGGAGCCAATCACCAGCCGCTTAGACGCTATTGAAAAAACACGCAGTATTACAAAACAGGCGCAGGAAGATCCAAAAGAAGAGTCGGTTCAAAAACATTATCTTAACGGCGTTCTATAAAAGGAGGAACATTTAATGGATAACCAAACAATTATGAAAAATACGATTACAACGGGCACAGTTACATCCGGATTACTGAATCCGGAGCAGTCGAAAAAATTTGTTCAGCAGACATTTGAAGCAACGGTGCTTGGCGGACTTATCCGCACAGAGATGCGGACAGCAAAGACAGGTGAAATTGACAAAATCGGCATCGATTCACGTATTCTTCGTAAAAAGACGGAAAATACCGATGACGGAAACCGCCAGGAAGTAAAATTCAGCAAGGTAGAGTATGCAACTACAGCTGTCCGTCTTCCTTGGGAAATCACAGAAGAGTCTCTTCGTGAAAACATCGAGGGACAGAGCTTTGAAGATACAGTGACTAGCCTTATGACGCAGCAGCTAGGCGTTGATCTTGAAGACCTTTACTTAAATGGTGATGAAGCGACGCTAAATACCGATGTAGATTATGATTTCTTGAAAATCAATAACGGATGGTTGAAACAGTTAGGGGCAGACTCTCATGTGGAGGACCGTGCCGCAAAAGACGCCGGTGCTATTTCACTTAATGTCTTTTATGATGCACTGTCTCAAATGCCAGATAAATATAATAACGGTACATTGCGCTGGTTGATGGCTCCTTCCATGAAACAAAAGTGGGAGCGTTATTTGCTTAACCAAAGCATTCAAAACGGCGGCGGCTTGTCTGAATCCATTCTGAATGCACCAGCAAGCATTCCGTCTGTTGCGGTTCCGAGAATGCCAGCAGATCAGATTATGTTGGTGAATCCAAAGAACCTAATCGTCGTGAACTCTTATGATGTAAAGATTCGTAAAACGACTGAAGGCAAAGATGCCATTATGCAGGACAAGCGTTTCTACGTCGTGCATTTGGATTTCGATCCGGTCATTGAGGAAAAAGACGCGGCGGTCCTTATCAAAGGATTAGCCTAATAAGGAGGGCAAATAATGGCGTATAAGTTAAAGCTGAAAAATACGTTGTCGTATAGCGGGATTGTGAGTGCAGATGCTCGCAATCCTTTTGTTATGGCCAACACGCAAAAAGAAGCCGACGAAATTATGGAAACGGGCTATTTTGAATTAGTAGAGTCAGCTACAGATGAGGGGGTTCCTGGTAATACCCCGCCATCTGGTGAGAAGCATACAAAAACCTCTCTTAAAAAGCTCAGCGCAGAAGAACAGAAAGACCTCATTATTGAGCTTGGCGGCGAGGTAGAAGGCACAAACAATGAGGATGAGCGCGTTGCGCTTATTCTCCAGTTACAAGAAGCAGGAGAGTGATTCCTTTGCTCATTACAACCGCTGAATTGATTGCGTATACCGTTTTCGATGAAGTGAAGGAGCGGCCGGATGCTTTGCTTAAGCAAGACATTCTTGAAGCGGAAGTCGAAGTAAAAGGGATTGTCGGTCACGATTTCAGTGGAGCGGATTATCAGCCGCTTCCTGACGAAGTAAAGTTGGCCATAAAAAAAATGGCTCAATATTATGCCTTAGTTAATTCAGATGAATCACTCACAAAAGGCATTAAGAGTGAGAAGATCGGTGACTACTCTTACACAGTTTCAGATACGAGCGGCACGTCGAAGCCGGATGTTTCCGGACTGCTGAAAGCATTCATTCTTCCTGATGAGGCCACGGCGACAGGAAATGCGCGTTTTAGGATGCGAGCGCTATGAGTTATAAAAAGCTGCTTACTCATCGATGTGATGTTTACCGGCTAGAAGCACAGAATAGCGCCACTCCTACTTACGGGGTGGACGCTTCTTTTATTGTGAAAAATAAGGAACATAATCTAGTGCCAGTATCCGTAGATGTGCCGTGTCTCTTTATAGAAAAAAGCCAGACGGTTGTACAAGGAGATCCTGCTCAGGCGCTTCTTCAAAGATTCCTAGTCCATTTTCTGCCGAATGCAGACATTCTTATGAATGATAAAGTCGTCTGGGATGGTGAGGAATTTATTCTGCAGAAGCCGCGGAAGATTCGCAATCATCATCAGGAAGTAACGGCAGTAAGGAAGGTGCGGCTATGAGTGTAGAAATGAAAGGTCTCAAGGAATTCATGAAGCAGGTTGAAAAGGCCGCTAACTCGGAAGCGAAAAAAGAGTTTTCCCTGTGGCTGGAAGCATCCGGTATGGAGTTTTTAGAAATCATCCAGGATGAAATCATTCGGACAGAAACCGTCGATACTCGCCGCCTGCTCAATTCCTTTAATCGTGGCGATAACGACGGTGTATGGAGCATGTCAGAAGGCGGGCTGACTCTTGCGGTGGGCAGTAACGTTTCGTATGCGAGCTTCGCTAATGATGGTCACACAACGGTTGACCTGGATTCTGGGAAAGACCGGCGCTGGGTACCTGGACGCTGGGTGGGGGATCGGTTTGAGTATGACAAAAATGCTGAAACAGGCATGCTGCTGAAAGTGAAATGGGTGGACGGATCTGGCTACTGGGATAATGCAATGGCCATCTTTGAAAAGATCTTTGAAAAGAGCCTGGAGAAACGCCTGCAGGGCTGGCTTGATTCGTTAGGGAGTGCCCGATGAATCCGGAAGTAATGTCAATTAGGAGCGCTTTTCATCAGCTGTTTCCAGTGCTGCTCTATGAAGACGAAGTGCCGGAAGAACTGCAGGTACCGTCCATGTATTTTCCGCCAGCTTTTGCTTTTGACGGGAAGGACACTCTTTCAACCTTCATGAAAACATACAGCCTGTCAGTCAAGCTCTTTCATGAGAGTACACAGCAGGCCCATGCAGAAGCGGAACTGATTGCAGATGCCATTCGTGCCCGCCGTTTGCTTGTGCCTCTCCTCGATCCAGAGGGAGCGCACACAGGCGAATATGTTCGTTTAAACCGAATTGAATCAAGGCAAGGAAGCAGCGGCATGGCCCTCATTATTTTAACGTGGGACAGCCGCTATTTCTATGAGCGGGAAGAAGTGCAGCCGCTTAATAAAGTAACCATTGAAAGTGAGGTGAAATTATGACAGCAAAAGCGGAAGAAATCAAAAAAGAAGAAGCTAAGTTTCTGTTGTATGAGTTGCGTGAACATGCCCGGGAATTATTCGGTGTAAAGCCCGAAGTGTTTGACGGTGTGTTTTCAAAAGCAGAAGAAACAGAAATCACAAAAACAGAAGCAGAGCGCCGGATTAAAGCGTTCTTTAAGAAGGAGGTTAAATAAGCATGAACAGCGGAACATTTACAGAAGGCGTTGAAAAAGCACGGGCTGGTATGTATTTTCTGTTTAAATCAGCGGCACAAAACCGTTTAGCAGCAGGAAACAGCGGACGAGTTGCCCTTCCTGTCTCTTTATCATGGGGGCAGGCAAAATCGTTTATTGAAATCACCGATGAAGGCGATTTTCAGAAAAAGCTTGGGGTGGATCTTGACCATGCGTCTGTCCTTCTCATTCGGGAAGCGAAAAAGAAAAGCCAGACTGTCCTTGTCTACCGCTTGAATGAGGGAACGAAGGCAACTGGTCAATTAGCAGTGGCAGGCACGGGCACAACAGCCGTGACAGCGACAGCGTTGCATGGTGGGGTCATCGGCAATACAATCAAAGTCGTTGTGCAAGTTAATGTATTAGATTCAACGAAATTTGATGTTTCTACGTTTGCAGGGACGCAATTGGTGGATAAGCAGACAGTCACAACAGCCGCTGAGTTAAAAGCGAATGAATGGGCTATTTTCGCAGGTACGGCCGATTTAGTTGCTACTGCAGGTGTCACATTAACCGGCGGCACTGATGGCACTGTTACAAACCTTGAATACACGGATTTCTTAACGGCTGCCGAAAATGCACAGTTTGACACAATCGGATTACCGGTGACAGCAAATGATGAGCTGAAAGCAACGTTCGTTTCCTTCATCAGACGCCTTCGGGAAGAACATGGCCGGAAAGTACGTGCCGTGTTATCTAACTATGCAAGTGATTATGAAGGAGTCACAAACGTTACCAATGGCGCTGTTTTGGCTACTGGCGAAACTTTAACTCCTGCTCAAACAGTGGCATGGGTCGCGGGTGCAAGCGCAGGCGCAACGATGTATCAATCACTCACATTCGTTGAATACGAAGGGGCTGTCGATGTATCTCCTCGCTTCGATAACGACGAAACAATCATCGGTCTGAAAAACGGTGATTTCATGTTGACATACGATCCAGCTGACAGAACGGTATCAGTCGAAAAAGACATTAACTCACTTGTCACATTAAGTGCAACAAAAGACAAGCGGTTCCAGAAAAACAAGATCATCCGCATCCTGGATGGCATTCAAAACGATTTGATCCGTGAAGTCAAGGCACTGATCAAGGCGAAAAAAGATGCAGGTTCGGATATTCCGGCAAATGGCGATGGGATGCAGATTATCCACACAGCCGCTACTTTGTACATGAATACTTTGCAAGAAGGCGGCGCTTTGCAGAATTTTGATTCGTCAACGGACATTCAGATTACATTGAATACAGATGCAGATGGCTTTTTCATCAACATTGGCGCTCAGCCGGTGGACGCCGCAGAGAAATTCTATTTCGGCGTAACAGTACGCTAAAAACACAGGAGGTGCAATAAAATATGACAGCATTCCGCTCGGGTAATACGATCAGCGGTAAAGAAGGACGCCTCTTTTTGGATGGCGAAGAAATGGCTTATGTAAAGAGCTTTGAAGCGACCATTGAGAAAAACAAAACGACAGTAGCTGTACTTGGTCGCCGTATGGATGGCCACAAAACCATCGGCGCAAGCGGTACTGGGAATTTGGTTATTTACAAAGTCACATCGAGATTTGTTAAATTGATGATTAACTACATCAAAACAGGAGCAGATCCTTATTTCACATTCCAGGAAGTATTGGATGACAAAGGATCTAAACGTGGCACTGAACGTGTCACAATTTACGATGTAAACTTTGACAGCACGAAAATTGCTGAATTGAATGCGGAAGGCGCGGTTCTTGAACAAGAAATGCCGTTCACATTCGAAGATGCGGATCTGCCTGAAGAATTAGCAGCAGGATTTTAATCCGGAAAGAAGGGGTGGCTTTTAGCAGCCTTTTCTCTTTTTATTTAGGCTCTGTTAAACGTCATTGTTGATTTTCTTGCTTAACTTATGGGCAGTTTAACGAAAGAAGCAAAGATAGGGTTTAGTATTAATTGTATAATGAGAGTAGATAATCGGGGGAGGTGAAAAATGATTAATAAACAGAAAAACTCCGATACTGCAATCATTGTAATTCATGAAATCTATGGAATTAACCAGCATATGAAGGATATTTGTCAATTATTATCGGCATATGATTTTGATGTCATTTGCCCTAATTTATTAGAACAAAAAGCACCTTTTGATTATTCTCAAGAGGAAATTGCTTATCGTAATTTTATGGGGAATATAGGTTTTATTAATGCTTTGCATAAAATTAGAGATTTGATATCAGATATTAAAAATGAATATCAAAAGGTGTTTGTTGTCGGGTTTAGTGTAGGAGCAACGGTTGCTTGGTTGTGTAGTGAGGAAAAACGTGTTGATGGAATCGTTGGATACTATGGTTCACGCATTAGGGATTATGTAGAAATATCACCTCAGTGTCCTGCACTGCTGTTCTTTCCGCAAGAAGAAAAATCATTTAATATTGACCAGTTAATTTCAACTTTAGATAAAAAGAATGTCAAGATAAATAAATGTAGAGGACAACATGGATTTACTGACCCGTACTCCTCTAAGCATAATAGAGAATCAGCAGATAAAACATTTAACGAGATGGTAAACTTTTTTCTGAAACATTAATTAATCTAATTCAATTATTCAGCTAACGAGAATCGTTAGTTCAAGAAACCTCTCTTTATGAGTGGTTTTTCTTTTGGTTAAAAATCAACAACAAACGATAACAGAGCCTTTATTTAAAAAAATCATTCAATTAACTGGAGGAAACACAAAATGACAACACCAAAAACAGAAGCAGTAGAAAAAGCAGCGGTAGTATCGAACACACGGGATATGAGTTTTTTCTTGGCCGGCAAAGAGAAGCCAGTCACAGAGGAAAACGTTGTTGTATCAAGACGTTATGTTGATGCAGAAGGAAAAGTTATTCCATTCGTTATGAAGCCGATCACAACAGAACGCATTGAAGAAATAGAAGCGGATTGTTACACACCAGTTTATGAAGGATCGAAAAAAGTTGGGGAAGAATTTGACCGCCCTCGTTGGATCGCTCGTATGGGCATTGAATCCACTGTTTATCCGAACTTCCGTGACAAGGACTTGCTGAAATCATTCGGCGCACAAGATCCGGTGGAAGTCTTGAAGAAAATGCTGTCTGTCGGCGGGGAATACGCAGAATTTATGAAAGCGGCGCAACGTATTAACGGATATATGGACACATTTGAGGATCTTGTTTCAGAAGCAAAAAACTAATTGAGAGCGGAGACCGTGATGCGGTTTACGCTCATTTTTTATTGCACGAAAGAGAATGGAAGCCGCAGGATTTGAAAGACTTGTGGGAAATGAAGGATGGAATGAAAGCCTTTGTTTATGCTTCTGTCGAAAAGTATCTCAAAGATCATAAGCCGAAGAAGTAAGGAGGCGATGACTTGGCAACATTAACCGCAACATTTGAAATGAAAGACCATATATCCAGCAAGCTTAAAGGGCTTCATGGCAGCCTGGAAAAAGTAGAATCCGTGACACAGGCATCCAGCAAAGCACTCAATCGCTTAGACCAAGCCAAAGCCAGCCCTACTCTTTCGGTGATTGATGGGGCTTCCGGAAAAATCAAAACGATTAAGAATGACTTAGGTACCGCGGGGAAGATTCATGCGAAGCCGACTGTTTCCGTAAATGACCAGGCATCTTCAAAAATGGATGCGATCCAAAAGAAAGCAAAAGGAATCAGCGGCACACATGCCGAAGCGAAAGTGTCCGTCGATGATCAAGCGACTGCTGCTATTTCCAATATTGAAGCTCGTTTGCAGGGATTACAAGACACTGCTTTGAAAATAACGGCAGGTACTGGATTGGCAGGCGGTATGGCTGTGGCAGGCGCTGCATCGGCAATGGAAACGAATGCCCGAACAGCCGCTACTACAGGTAGGTCTGTCAGTGGTGTGAATAGCGTTGTCAATGATATTTTTTACAATCAAAAGACTGGGAATTCTCGTGAAGAAGTGGCAATGTCCTTTCAAAATATGGCACAGCAGACGGATCTAAAAGGCGATGGCTTGAAAAATGCCGTATTGACCTCAAATCAAATCGCGCAGCTGTACCAAAAAGATGTGCCGGAAGTGGATCGTGCATTAGGAAGCATGATAAAAAACTTCGACATGGATACAGGCCGTGCTGGTGACAACATTGCGTACGTATTCAAGAATGCTGGGGATCAGTACGAGGACCTTTTAGACACATTTAATGAGTATTCTTCCAGTTTTGTGGACATGCAAATGGCACCAGAACAAGTATCGGCTGCCTTTGTGGCTGGAACAAAAGGCGGCGCCCGGAATTTCGACGATATGGCAGATAGTATGCGTGAATTCAACTTGAAACGTAACGAAATGTCAGATGATCAAGTGGCGGCATTCAAAAAGGTTCTCGGTGCTGATGAAGCGAAGAAAATGTTTAAAGGCTTTGAAGATGGCTCGTATACAGGGCAGGAAGCCATGTTCCGGATGGCTAAAGGATTATCTGAAATTACGAATGAACAGGACAGAGTAGCGATTGCAACCACGCTAATCGGGACAAAATACGAGGATCTTAAACAGCCAATCCTGGATATGGCGGGAGCTGTTAACGAACCGGCAAAAGCAACAGGAGAACTGAACAAACAGTTTGATACGATGCGGAAGAACAATCCGATGACACCGATCAATGATGCCGGACGGGAATTGAAGTCAACTATTAGCGATGTGGGCGTAGGGATCTTGACCAGTATGGTTCCTGCTGCTGAGAAACTGAACACATGGCTTTCATCTTCAGAAGGAAAAGCCGCGATTGAAGATATGACCACATCCATTTCCGACTTTGCTGGTTTTTTCAGTGACAAATTAGTGCCAGCTATTCAATTCGGTGTCGATCACTTTAACATACTTGGTCCGGCCATTGGTATTGGAACAGTAGCAATTGGTGCTTTGGGTTTGGGCGCTTTAGTTGTTATCCCTACTCTTAAAAAATTGGGGGATGCTTTAGACTTTGTAAAAGGTCTGAAAGGCGGAAAAGGTGGGAAAGGCGGCACAAAAGGGCTTGATGATGTCACGGACAGCATGAGCAGGATGGATCGAAAGGCAAAGGATGGAGCAAAATCAACCGGTACTTTGTCCACTAAATTGAAGGATCTCTTCAAAATTAAAGCGCCAAAGGACAACCCTATTTTCGGCACTGGCGGAGGAAAAACCACCAAAGGCGGAAAGGGCGGCAAAATGCTCGGCACACTCGGTAAAGCTGTTCTTCCAGTGGGACTCAGCATAGCTGCATACGATATCTTCACTTCACAGGCGGGACAGGAACGAAACCAAGCCATCGGAGGAGCTGTCGGAGGATTTGGTGGAGCAGCGGCAGGAGCGGCAGCTGGTTCACTTCTCGGACCGCTTGGCACATTGGCAGGCGGTGCACTCGGCTATTTTGGCGGAGATAAGATCGGCAGCTGGATAGGCGGCATGTTCGGCGGTGGTGAAAAGAAAGAAGCAGCCACGGGAACGTCTGGCTCTGTAACTGCAGGTGTGGAAAAAGAGTTAAAAGCCTTGTCTGAAAAAGGAAGCACATATGGAAAAGCCTTTGCCACGAATTTTTCTAATGGATTGAATGGGGCAACAGTTTCAGTCGTCACATGGCTGTCATCAAAAGTCTATGCACCGATGGGAAATGCAGCGACAAGCGCAAATCATTTTGGTTACGCCTTTTCATACAGTTTTGTACAAGGCATGAATACTTCTCCAATCAATGTGACGGGATGGCTTACTGAAAAGGTGTATGCGCCAACGGGCAACGCTTCGATAAGCGCAAATCACTTTGGCTATGCCTTTGCTTATGGATTTGCACAGGGGCTGAATACCGCACCAGTGACGGTGACGAATTGGCTTCTGGAAAAAGTGTATGCGCCACTGGGCAATGCAGCCACAAGTGCGAACCATTATGGCTATGCCTTCGCTTACGGCTTTATGAGCGGTTTGAATACATCGCCGCTGAAAATGACAGCTTGGATCAGCAGTGAAATTTATCAGCCACTCAATTCAGCGGCAGCCGGATCACGGCCATATGGATCTGCTCTTGTGTACAACTTTAAAGAAGGCATCAAGGCGATTCCGGTCGGCATGAGTATTTGGCTGAGAAACCATGTAGAAACACCGACAAGAGCATTCGTTCCGAAAGCTTATGATTGGGGTTCTGGCATGATTGGCTATTTCGTCACCGGAATGAACAGCCAAGGAAGCAGTGTCACAGAAGCGGCGAAAGATCTGGCAAACAGAGTTGATACCGCATTCCGGCAAGAGCTAGGCATTGCATCGCCGGCAAAGAGAATGATAGAGAACGGTTACTGGTCCGCGATGGGTGTAGTTAAAGGATTCAGCGGCGTGGATGTATCAAACATTGCGAAAAGTAAGGCTGATGAATTGATGACAGCATTTAGTGGCAATTTCGGCGGCGGCGGGGCAGGTATGGCGTCACAAGCGATCATGCAGGCGTTGGCGATGCTCGGAAAGCCGATGAGCTTACTCAATCCTTTGATGACCATTGCGCAGAAAGAGTCCGGTTTCAACCCTAATGCGATAAATGACTGGGACATTAACGCACAAAGGGGCGATCCGTCAGTCGGATTGTTCCAGATTATCGGCTCAACCTTTAATGCTCATAAAGTCGGTGGCTTCAATGATCGGACCAATCCGCTTCATTCAGCTTTAGCAGCCATTCGTTACATGGATTCACGGTATGGCGGTGTGATGAATCATCCAGGTATTAAGAGCATGATGAATGGCGGCGGATACAAGCCTTATGAAAGAGGCGGTGTTATCACACATGATCACATTGCCCGTGTAGGGGAAGGCAACAAGAAAGAGGTTATTATCCCTCTCGAACAACACCGAAGCCGTGCCCTGGGCTTGCTTGACTATGCACAAAGCGCTTTGGGCGTTTCGTCGGCACCGGTAGCAGCCGCAAGTGCTCCAGTAATATTGCCGACTGAACAAGTGAACAACGTACAATCTGCCATGAGCAGAAGCGTCCAAGCTGTCAAAAGCAGTGTACGGGATGTCATTGTGCAGATCATGGGCGAAAGCCATTATCACAACGATATGGATGCAGAAAAAGTCGGCGTGATTGCCGTTAAAGCCGTGGAAAAGAAAATCGAAGAAGAATACAATGCGATGGGAGGTTTGGCGGTAGATGGCTAAAAAAAGCATTTATCAGTTTTGGTTGTCACAGGGCAAAGAAAAAATACGCCTGCCTATCCTGCCTTCATCTATTGATTTCAGCAGTCCCAGCAATAATGAAAAAATTTATCTGCCTAATCTGGGTGAAGCGACCGTTTTGCAGAAAACAGGGGCGAAGACGTTTTCGTTTTCGTCTTTTTTTCCGCGTCATTACACGACGCCTTTGGTTGAAATGCCAACTTCACAGGTGTTAAAGCCGCGGGAATATATCGCTATCATTGAACGATGGCGGGACAGCGGGCTTCCGTGCCGCTTTATTGTGACAGGCACGAATATTAATTCCCCTGTGTCCATTGAGGAGTTTCCTCATGATGAAGTCGGCGGCGCAATCGGTGATCTGAATTATTCGCTCACGCTGCATACGTATATTTTTGTGAAAAACAAAAAGATTGATACAAAGAAACCGGCAAAGCCAACAACGACAAGTTCGAACCGGCCCGATCCAAAGGCAGCCACAAAGCCGAAAACGTACAAAGTCAAAAAAGGTGATGAACTGTGGAACATTGCTAAAGACATCTACAAGGACAGCTTACAGTGGAAAAAAATCTGGAATGCCAACAAAGATATGCTCATCAAACGCGATAAGCGGAACATTCGGCAGCCAGGCAAATGGATCTATCCTGGCCAGGTGCTGACAATCCCATGATGGAATTATTTTTGATGAAATCAGGCTACATGTTGGAGATTCCTGCACAAACCATCACATGGAGCGGCCAGCGGTTCCAGGCTGCCAGAAAAATTGAAGCTACGATTTTTAAGGACAAGTCCGGCTATCATGATCCACCGCAAGTCACGGAAGGCGATACCGTTTTATTCAAATGGCGGGGTGCTGAATTGTTTCGGGGCATTGTCATGGATAGAGGGCAGAACAAAAGCGGCCTAATGACCATTACAGCCTTTGATTTGCTTCAGTACCTGCTGCTGAATAAAGAAGTGTATGGAGCATCTTTTGCCGGCAAGCGCTTGGATCAAGTCGCCACAAGGATCTGTAAAGATTTCGGGATTCCGCATGTCCCTTTCCCTAACACAGCTCATAAAATCAAAACGCTTCTTGTGGACACAGAAACAGCCCTGTATGACATTTTGCTTCGGGGAATGGTACAAACCCATAAAGCCACGAAAAAGCGATACGGGGTCTATTCTCGACAGGGAAAGATGTATTTAAGTGAAATAAAGACGGATGATCTTCAGTGGGTGCTGGAATTAGGCAATAACATGACGGATTTCAACTACATCACATCCATTCAGGAAACAGCGACAAAAGTAAAAATGGTATCGGGTGAAGGGGCAAAGCCTGTCACAGTAACAGTGGTGGACAGCGCCGGAAAAACACGATACGGGACCTTGCAATATTATGAAAAAGTCACTGAAAACCTGAATAAAGCACAGCTGACGGCACGGGCAAAAAAGGTGCTGGCAGAAAAGAAAGGCGTCAAGAAAACTCTTGATGTAGAATGCATCGGAATCGAAACCGTCACAAGCAATGTGGGCATTCGGGTCAGAATCCCTGACATTAATGTGAATGGCCCGTATTTTGTGGATACCGACACGCACACGTTTTCCGGAAACAAGCACACAATGAGCCTGAAATTGGTGCTGAAAAATGAATATCCAGAGGTAGAAGAGCCAACAGCAGCTACTTCCACGGGGACAGGATCTTCTTCGGGAGAGGCAGCCGCAACCGGAAAAGCAGCAGAAGTCGTAAAAACAGCGAAATCCTATATCGGTGATTTGACGTATGGATATGGCGTGAATAATATCCCAGGAGGAAAAGGTGACTGTTCCGCTTTTACGCAGTTTGTTTATGGCAAGTCCAGTGTAAGCATCGGCAGGACAACTGCTGTTCAAGTGAAAAAAGGGCGCAAGGTGGCGACAGCCGATGCACAGGCAGGCGATTTGGTCTTTTTCAAAGGCACCATTCCAGAAAGAGGACCGGATGCCATCAGTCATGTTGGCATTGTCACACGAACCGGCTACTGTATCAGCCTTGGAGGTAGTGGCTGCAAGGAGCACGGCTACACAAAAGCGACAAGCTCATACTGGGGCAAGCATTTCGCCCACATCCGGAGAGTGCTGTAAGGAGGTTTGAACATGCTTCATAAAATTTTATTGGCGGCGCAGGAAAACGGAGAAGCAAACAGGCCTGTACGGCTGATCCCTGCCGATGTGGAATCACCGGCGCCGAATTTGAAGATCCGCTTGATGAACGATGACAGACAGATTTACCCTGCTGAAAACTTTATCATTCCAGAAACGCTTTCCAAACACACCAAACAAGTCTTAATCAATGGGGCAGCCAGTACCATTACCTTCAATAACGAATTGCAGGCAGGCGATGAGCTCATGGTTGCAGCCGTACAAGGATTGGACTCAACAAAATATTTTATCTTGGATCGTGTCAATCAATGGGAATAGGAGGGGTTTAAGTGGCATTGACACCGGAAGTCATTATTGAAGAAATCGATGCGAACGAAGAATTATCATTGGAAAGAATTTTACTGGAGCAAAAAACATACCGATTCAACTTTGAAACGGGGCGGCTTACATCAGAATTAATTTCGGGGCTTGAAGCGGTCCGTCAATTCGTCATGATGGCCCTTCGGATCCCCCGTTATGCCCATTCCATTTATTCAGCCGATACCGGCAATGAATTAGGCGAAATGCTTTCGGATCCGGACACCACACCGGAATATAAAATGATGGAGATTGAACGCCTTGTGACAGAAGCCATTATTTATGATGAACGGATCAATCGGGTACACAGTTTCGAGATCCGGCACATGGAAGATGCCTTTCATGTGTCGTTTATTGTAGACACAGCCGCAGGCGAACTGGGCTTTGAGGAGGTGCTATCAGCATAATGTTTGAACAATATACGTATGAAGCCTTGCTTGAAGAAATGCTTAACGATACAGGGGATGAATTTGATATAAGCGAAACATCCCCCTTATATGCGTCTTATGCAAAAACAGCGGCAATGGCTGCCAATGCGTACCGCTCATTGGATCGGGTGCTTGAACTGGTCTTTGTGGCCACAAGTGAAGGCGATTATTTGAAAATGAAAACAGCTGAAATGGATATAGTAGCAGAATCGGCAACGCCTGCCGTGCGATCCGGTACCTTCAATGTACCGCCGCCGATAGACAGCCGCTTTTCTGCAGAAGAATTATATTTTACCGTGATTCAATCCGATCCGGTTTTATTGGAATGTGAAACCGCCGGAGTGATCGGCAATACATTACCGGCCGGAACTGTCCTTTTGCCACTTGAAACGATTGATGGCTTGCAGACAGCCGTTTTGGGCGAAGTGCTTGTTTTGGGTCAGGATGAAGAAGATCCAGACGCCTTGAAATTACGGTATGAGGAACGAATTACCGATCCGGCTGCCAGTGGAAACAATGCTCATTATCGTCAATGGGCTTTAGAAGTCAGCGGCGTTGGAGCTGTCAAAGTATTTGCAAACTGGAACGGAGCGGATACGGTGAAAGTCGTGATTGTCGATGAAGACTATCAGCCACCTTCTGCCGTGTTGGTTCAGCAGGCGCAACAGTATATAGATCCAGTAGCAGGCATGGGTGAAGGGCAAGCGCCGGCTAGTTCATTCGTCACCGTGGAAAGCGCAACTTCGATCAGTATAAATGTAACGTCCACACTTGTATTGACTACGGCAACGACATTGGAAACGGTGAAGGAAACTTTTGCCGCATCCTTGAAAGAGTACATGAAAACTCTGACGTTCCGTGAAGGCGTTGAGCCGATTATCCGATTGAGACAGCTCGGTGCTTTACTGCTCAATATAAACGGCGTAGTGGATTATGCCGGCTTGATGATCAATGGGCTGGAAGATAATCTAATCCTTCAAGAAGTCGAAGCGCCGATTGTTGGGACGGTGGATTTCGTTGTCTAGTCAAGAAAATATGCTTAATCATCTGCCGAAAGTTTATCGGGATTCACCGGATTTCCAAGAAGCCTGCCGTGTGGAAGGCAAGATATGGGACCGATTGGATCTTGCCATTGAAAATGTGCTTGACAATACCTTTATCGATACAGCCACATGGGGGCTTTCTGTTATGGAAAATGAGCTTAGTATTCCAGTGGATCTATCCAAGCCGCTTGACCACAGGAGAAGCATGCTGAAAGCAAGAAAAAGAGGGTCTGGCACATTAAGCGCAAAGCTCATCAAAAGTGTTGCTGAATCCTTTCAACATGGATCGGTGCAGGTTCAGCCGATTCAAGGACAATCCAAGTTTCTTATTACCTTCAATGATGTATTTGGTGTACCTGAAAACTTGGAAGATATGAAAATAGCTTTGCGTAAAATTTTGCCCGGACATCGGATTGTAGAATTTCAATTCAGGTATTTATTGATTCGTGATGTAAATGCGATGACGATTGCCCAACTTGAATCGACACCATTAAATAAATTCGCAGGAGGTGCGTGAATTTGACAAGCAATACACCGCGGCTCGGTCTGTTGAAAAAAGATCCTGTCGCAGATGGAAACCAGACGTTTGATCTAAAAACCATGGTGAATGACAACTGGGAAAAAATAGATGAAAAAGTGGTCTTGAAAGCAGAGGAAGAAATAAGGCAAATTGAAAATATTGGATTCGGCGTCCAAACCGGTTTAAATGTGCTTGCTTCTGTTACACCGGATATGAACATTCATGTTCAGCCGGGGGTTATTTACATGCCGGACGGAAAACGTTTTGATTATACCGCTGTCAAAACCATCACTGTATCAGCGGCAGACGCCACGAATCCTAGAAAAGACATTGTTTTTGTTGCGGCAGCCGGAACTATTCAGCATGCAGCAGGTGTACCAGCTGCTTCTCCTGTTGAGCCTGTATTGCCGGCAGGAGCTTTCTTGCTGCGTGTCGTTGATGTACCAGCAGGAAACACGGCCATCGAGCAAGCACAGCTTATTGATAAGCGAAAAATGATGAAAAGTCTTGATAATCTTGACCAGGAAGTTACGACACATTTGGCCGACTATGTAAAGCATCCAGGCACTGCTACAACAATCAATACCGGCAATGAATACGCCATAACACTTGATCCAGCGCCTACTGCTTATACAAACAGAATGGGTATTGTAATCACAGTCAATGCCGACTCGACAGGTGCAGCAACGCTTAATGTAAATGGGTTAGGTGCGAAAGCTATTAAAAAGGCAAATGGAAATGACGTTACAAATTTAAAAGCTAACGGTATATACACTGTTCGTTATAATTCAGCAGTAAACGCTGGTGCAGGGGCTTTTATATTACAGGGTGAAGGGGGTGAGTATGGAACAGCAGTAGCCGCTGATGTATTATCGGGCAAGACAATTGGTACAGATGCAGGATTGGTATCTGGAACAATGGCAAATAGGGGAGCCATTAATATTACCCCAAGTGCCGCCAATCAAGCTATACCGGCAGGTTTCCATAATGGGTCTGGTATTGTAGCAGGAGATGCCGATTTAATCGCCGCCAATATCTTGTCGGGAAAGAATATTTTTGGTATAGATGGAACATTAACATTATTTAAAATACAGCCCGGTACTGTTGTACTTCAAGCCAACGACCAGCAAAAGAACATGAGTGGTACTAATACTTCACCAACGATCGCAAAACAGATTAATGTTGTCGTGCCGGGTATATACCGTGTTTCATTTGGTGCTTGGGGAGGTGACTCGTCTGCCAAACATCAGATATTCATAAATGGGGTTGCTAAAGGGACATTGCGAGTACCTAATAGTACAACAGCAATTGTATACACAGAGGATATTGACGTGCCAGCAAATTCATCCATAGAACTTAGAATGTGGAGTGAATTCGGTAGTTATTGCCACTGTAACAATTTTAGAATATCAGCAAGCGGCGCATTAGTGTCCAATGTGGTTATATAAAGGGAGTGATTACATGTTATATACCATCGAGTATAAAAGTATTAACGACCGTGAACAGGTGAAGGCACAAAATGGTCATCTTCTATTAATAGAAGAGAGAAATATTTCAGAAGGCAATTTCCTTATTTTTTCTGATGCCGAATTGCAGAGAGATATTGTATATACTACTGTGCCTTCGCAGGAAATAGAATCACTGATGTCTTCGAATACAGAGGTAGCTCAGTATATGATTGACCTTGATTTTCGTTTATCGTCGATTGAACTTGGATTATAAAAAGAAAGGGATGAAGAGACATGACATACACATACTGCAAAAAGGTAATCGAAAACGGGACGTACGGTACAAAAGAGGAAATGACCATCAAGCTGGATGTATTCCTGCTTAATAACCGCATTACACAGGAACAATACAATGAGCTAGTCTCCCTTCTTGAAGCAAAAGAAGCTGCGTAATAACACCATCAAATGATAGGTGTATTTTTTATGTACAAAAACCATGTCGCCTCCGGGCGGCACTTTTAAATACAAAAAGTTGAAAGGCGTGTGAAAGATGGTGCATTATACAGACAAGTATTAATAATCAAAACAATAATATTGAATTTCTTAATTCACAAAGATATATATACAATTAATCAATACTTTGGTAGTGTTATATTGGAAAATTAAGTTATAAGGAGAGGTATATTTGCAAAGATTTCAAAAAATAATGAATCAATCAAGAGATGATTTAAGAAAAACTAAATGGAAAGATCACAGGGAGCAAGTAACAGGGTTATTTGATGAAGTTTTTTCAAAAAGAGAGTATGTTAATAAAATAGGTGTGTTTGGAGCCGGTAATTGTGATGATCTGGATATTGAGTACCTATCATCCAAAGCTAACTCGATATATTTAATTGATGTTGACTTAGAAAGTATGAAAAATGGTATTAAAGATCTTCCTGAAAGTGTCCGAATTAAAATAGAACTTGTTGAATTAGATGTCACAGGTTTAAATGAAATTAATTTTTATAACAATTTTGCATCTTTACTTGAAAAAAAAGGGAAAGCAAAGAAAATTGTAAAGTATTTAATTGAAATTTCTAATAGTTTAGAGAGAATCTCCAGAAGAAGCTTGAACGATCTTAATAAAGACTTTGATATTATTGCATCCTCTGCTATTTACACTCAACTTTTTTATAATTGGGCCTTCACCATACTCTCTGAATATCAAAATAAATATGATAAGAAGGAGTACAATAAAATTCTTGATGGGATTATCTTTTTAAGGAACAAAATAATAGTTGCTTATAATGATTCACTATTTGATATGTGTGGTGAAAATGGATTTCTTATTTCATGGTCTGATGCCTTACCAATTCGACCTGGATATATTCCTATAATCAACAAAGGTTTAAAGGAAGCATTAGCTTTAGTTTCGTCAAGTGGCTATCAAGCGGCATTGATAGGCATACAGGATATTGTCACCAAAATTGAAGTGTCTAGTCTCTTAACGAGATATTGGAAGTGGGATTTTAGCGAAAATAAAGAATATCTGACATTTGGAATTTGTGGCGAAATTAAAAAAAATTAATAAGTATTTTAAAATTCAAATGGTTGATTAGTACTTGTGATTATCTCAGGTCAGGGTGATTTATTCAGTATAACATTTATTTTTAAAAGATTATGTGCAGAAAAAGAGGCTTGCGTTCGCGAGGGCACTGAAAAACTAATGCTTTTTGAAATCATCAAAGATTTTCATCAATATACAGATAATAAAAGAAGATAACAACCTATATGTAGTAGGTCGTTCTCTTCTTTTTGTTTTTAAATGGACTTTTTCAGTGGCCTCGCATTCGCAAGTCTCTTTTTAGTATCTAAAATCAGAAAGAGGTGCGGCATGCAGCATAACACAGACACTTTATATAACACAATCGTTGGCGGGGGCTTATCAGCTCTCGCTTATTTAGTTGGGGGGATCGACCACTTGATTACGGCTTTAGGCATCTTCATGATGACAGACTATGCAACTGGATGGATGGTTGCCATCCAAACGAAAAACTTCAATTCAGCAGTCGGTTTTAAAGGAATTATGAAGAAAACCGCTATGATTTTTGCCGTGATCATCGCTGTGCAGCTTGATACGATTTCCGGTACAGGCGGTCAATTTATGAGGAATACGATGATTATGTTTTTGATTGGTATGGAAGGGATCAGCTTTATCGAAAATCTTGGCCACCTTGGTGTAAAAGTACCAAAGCAGATCAGCAGCGTATTTGCCCAGTTGAAAGAAGACAATGAAACAAAAGTCGGCCCGGTTGTGGAAGTGACAACTAAAACCGTTATTGAACCGAAGGAAATTGAAAAGGAGCGTGAAGAGTAATGACATTACTTCTAAACGATGTTGGACATGGCCGTAACACATACCCACCAAGCAAGGGAGTGCCCGGACTGCCGGAACATACTTTTAATGCAGCAGTTGGCCAGGAAGTAAAACGGCTGCTGACTGGTAAAGTTTCCACGTATGAAGCGCAGCCTTTCGGGGGATTAGACGTTTCTCTGAATGAGCGGACTCGTCAATATAATGCTCAGTACGATAAAGATAAAACTGCTATTGGCATTTCTCATCATGCCAATGCAAATGCAGATCCATCCCGGCGTGGGTTCGGCATTTTTTACTGGCATACTAGCAAGACAGGGAAAGCCCTGGCAGAATTACTTCTTTCAGAGTATAAAAAAGAGTTTCCGGATCTTCCTGTGTGGGGAACCGGTCTTTTCCCATCTGTGCCAAAGACGTGGACGAATCTTCACATGTGCCGCGAAACAGATGCGCCATTTTTATTGGTTGAGTGGGGATTTATGACGAATGCAGAAGACCTTGCCCTTCTTAAATCGGACAGTTACCGCCAGCGTTGTGCCCTTGTGACAGCCCGTACAGTGTGCAAGCATTACGGGATCACATTCAATACGGGAAGTACGTCAGCTGCAGCGCCAGCAGAACCAAAACAAGAGGAGGAAATCAAATTGTATCAACCATCTAACGCAGCCATTAAAAATTCAACGCGTACTGTATTAAACCGCCTGGTCGAGAAAGATCCAAACGGCATCGATCCGTCATGGGTGAAAAAGCTGGACGAGGGCACCTTGACTGAATCTGATGCAACAGGATTACTGTTTGTGGCCATTGAACGCGGATTGATTCAAGGGGCAAAGGAATAAATTAAAAAATTTTCAAAAAAGGTCTTTGGCTGCGTTGTATATTAGTTGAATTCTTTTTCTGGAGGGAAAATTGATTATGATATACCTTTCAAGGGTAAATCCATATGAAGGAGGAGAGATACATGCTAACTTTTTATAATGATGTTGAAGAATTGGTTGCTGGTGGTGAAACCGGTGAAGCTAAGGTGAATTATCAACTGTTATTGGCTGCGCAAGACTGTTTAAATGTAATTGTGCTTCAGTTTCATAAAATGGATCCAGTTGCCCATGGGGATGGATCGGGAAATCAGTATGATAGAGAATCTTTTGATGAAAGACTTAAATTTCTTGAATATGGTTCTAGCATGGAAGTCTTCATTTACCAGACCAAAAAGTATTATTCATTAATAACTGCATTTGCGAAGCAAATCGGTAACAGAGAGTTATTAGAATTAATTCCCAGTCAAGAATCTATCATTATTAATAAAGTTGAGACTTACATAAGCCGTTGTCGTATTCATGGCATATAGCTATTCAGGAATACAAGAAATATATCACCAGCAGTTTGGGTTAAAAAGCAAGGCCCCGGTTATGCCGGGGTTATTTCTCATTTATTAGTTTCTCTTTTAAAACCTCTGTAACCTTTTTATTGAACACTCCATGGTCTTGAATCTGGGTCGCTATAAATATTTCTTGAACATTTTCTTGTATGAACCTTCATCCATAATCCTCTCACCTGGGCTTGGCCAAGCTCCACAGTAAAGATGTACGACGCTGTTTATCTGAGTAATACCTACGTGATCAGTCTCCTGAATTTCTTCCTGGCAACATGGGCACATCATAACGACCTTCTCTTTTTTCGTCCACATAAAATCAGCCCCTTTACGAATAAGGTAACAAAAAGTCCCTGGATTCGTAAAACTACGATAAATCAATCATTAAATTTAGCAGATACAATGTCTTTTAAATTCGTTTGAATCTTCAGAAGAAGCAAGGGCTCTTATCAGCGTTGAACATGGTTACAGTTCTAAGATCAAATCGTATAGTGCATAACAAAAAGCCCCGGTTTAGGGGACACAAAAAAACCAGCTGTTAACTCGCCAAAGATCACAGCTGGTTTTTGATCACAATAATCACAAAAAAATCACATATTCTATGAGAGAACACGACAAAATATGAAACAATTAATCTTTGTATAGAAGGAAAAACGTTTAGTTAATAGGTAATCTGATTGTTTCTGAAAGGATATGGTGTTCATACAAAAGATTGTAACCGATATTTAAGAAATAAGGGATGGAAAGCCTTCAATATAAGGCTTTTCATTGTATTTTTAAAAAATCAACATTGAAATTAACAGAGCTATTATATAAAGAGTACCATTTTGCTGCAGTTCATCAGGTCGGTCAGAATTTCCACAGTCTCGATCATAATGGACAAGTTAGTTAATGCCGATTACTTGAAAAGTTTTCTTTTTAAAAATATACTGGAGCAGTTCATATTATTTTGTATGTCCCAGTAGCTCAGCAGGATAGAGCAACAGCCTCCTAAGCTGTAGGTCGTAGGTTCGATTCCTATCTGGGACGCTAATGAAAAGTGGTATAAACCCGCATTACATCAACCTCTATATCGTTAAGTGAAACGGTCATTCCAATGGTCATCTAAGAAATTACACCGTATATTGGACTGTCTCACGAAACGATTATAGGAGGTTTTTTGTATGACCAAAAGAAAAGGAATATTTGATGTTAATGTGAATATAAGAAAGCTATTAGAAGAGCCGCCTTCCAGCCTGCCGCTCCAGCATCGGAGTTAGGGAAACTTACGATAACGTTCCATTTAAACAGTTTCAAAAATCTTCAATTATGAAATGGTTTCTTCTTCAACGAACGGGTGCTATAGTTGAACAAAGAATGATTGTCACATAATTTGTTATTGTATTACTCCCTAAAATGGGGCGATAGATAGGAGTACATTTGATGAAACACATAGAAAAAAATCGAACTGCATATTTTCTGCTCGTTCTAGCTAATGTAATTTGGGGCGGGAATTTTGTAATTGGAAGGTTAGGGGCGGAATATTTTCCACCTATTACCTTTTCACTTTTGAGATGGTCGGTTGCTTTTTTATTGTTGACTCCTTTTATGGTAAGGCCGGTGCTTAGAGACTCCAAAGTTTTGTGGAGCCATAAATGGATCGTCCTTCTATTAAGTGTAACTGGAGTTGCCGGATATAACACGATTATTTATTTTTCATTGCACTTCACAACATCCATAAATGCATCGATTGTGAACTCGGCTATTCCTTTGTTTATTGCCGTCTTTTCATTTCTCATTCTAAAAGAAAGGCTTTCAGTGTTGCAGGCAACAGGTATATTATTATCAGTAATAGGAATTATTTTTATTATTTCAAAAGGATCATTTGAAACATTGCAGGCATTTAAGCTTAATCCGGGAGATTTGTTTGTTTTGGTTGCTGTCGTAAGCTGGAGCATTTATTCAATTGTCATAAAAAAGTACTCGAAGATTTTACCGGCTTTCACTACACTCTATGTCACATCATTTGTTGGGATTCTCATCCTGTTTCCATTAAGTCTCCTCGAAATCATGCAGACAGACGCAGCGGTCACTTTTAACCTGGAAAGCTTATTGATCTTGGGTTATGTAGGCTGCTTTGCTTCTATCGTTGCCTTCATTTCCTGGAATACAGGCGTTGCTAAAATAGGAGCCGCAAAATCAGGCATCTTTATTAATTTGCTTCCGGTATTTGCGACGCTTTTTGCTATTGTTTTTACAGAAGAAGATTTATTATGGTACCAAATCGCCGGCGGATTCATTGTTATTTTGGGTGTAATGCTTTCATCACGCAAAAATGGGACAGCTTTGCAGAAACCCCAGCATACCCGTCACTGTAACGAAGAATTTTGAAAAATAATAAAAATAGATTTCCTTTTTCAACTAAACGGTGCAATAGTTTAATGGAGCAACGATGGTTGTTTGAACCTCGTTGCTCTTATTCATTTTAGAAATACTTCTGATAAAATTCCTTCCTAAGTTGACCACTTAACTCAGCATATAATAGCTGTGTATCAGTTGATGAGGATAGATTTCTTTATCAATACCTGCTTGTTTGGATATACGTTTAATGATATTTCTCATTTGTGCTTTGCTCATTCGATGCGGATGCCTTTCTGTTACAAAGATCGCTTCATCATATCGTGCCGACTTTCTATATATCGTTTAAGCCAAATATCGCATCGAATATTAAAATAAACTTCTCTTTCCTTGTCACCTTTACCCCTAACTATGGCAGAATGATTAGACCAATTTATGTTATTTTTATCAAGCGTTATTATTTCCCCAATCCTACAACCTGTCGAAAACCTAAACTCAAATAGATTTTTTTCCAAAGATGTATAACAGACTTCACAAAGATGTTCAATCTTCCTTTCTGTTAAAGACTTTGGAATTCGTTTCCCAGCCTTTGGCTCTTTAATCTTAGCTGCATGGTTTATACTGATATGTCCTTCCTCATATAAGCAGCGAAGAAGCGATTTTATTGAATGAACACGGTGAGCCAATGATGAGAGTTTTAATGTTTTGCTAGATTCAGATAAATATTCTTTTAAATTTTCTGTTGTAAGTGAATTGATTTCTATATCCCCCAAATGACGAATAAGCAAGGTAACTTGAAGTTGATATGCTTTTAATGTTTGTGGCGAGAATGCTTCTATTCGCTTATCCGATTCATACGTTTCCCATGCTTGTGATAATAACAA